TCAACGATTATCGGCGATCTTGCGCACATTCGAAGCCGTTAAATCGCTCTCGGCGATGGCGTTGGATTGGCGACGTTTTGGCGGCCGATCGAAAGCATCCCTGGCACCCTTGAGATGATCGGGGTGATGGTGACCATAATTGCGCTCGAGCTGGTCGACGCTCATGCCGAGGTACCCGGCGGCTTCCCATAGATCCGTGCCGAGCTGCATCAGCCATGTCGCCGCCGTGTGGCGGAGAACGTGCGGGGTGACGTCGTGCATGCCGGCTTCGTGGGCGACGTGGCGGAACGCTTTGTCGACGTCTCTGACGGGTGCGCCATTCCATTCGACGGCAAAGGCCTGCCCGCGCCGTTTCCAGCGCCGTAGGTGAGTCAAAAGCCGCCGGGGCAACGGTACTGGCGGCCGCCGCTTCTTCGTTTCAGCGGCCCCCGCAGGGCGCCTGTAGAAGATGCCGCGGTCGAGATCAATGAAGCCCCTACCCTCGATCGGATCGAGCGCTGCCGAACAGACGGCGCCGGCGCGGCTCCCGGTGTAGAGCGCGACCAGGATGAACCGGGCGACGTGCTGGCGGCTTGCCCGCGCCGTCGCCCTGCCCTTTTGTTTTTCGCGGAAGCGCCAGGCGCGCCAGATCAGCTCGGCCGCCTCGGCGCGGGTCAGCCATCGTTCCCGGCCGCGGCTCTTTTCCGGCAGCGCGACGCTGATGAGCTCGCGGCAATACCCTTCCTCGCGATGGTGATTGATCGCGGCGCGCAGCACGCTGAGATCGTCACGGCCGGCACCTGGCGTCGACCGCGCGCGGACGAAGCTGCGGCAGAGCTCGCCGTTGATATCGGCGAGCGCCTTATTGCCGAAGAAGTCGACCAACCGTTGAATGCGGGCCAGCGTCTCGCGCGGCCGCGCATGGCGCGGGACGATGTTCGCTGCATAGAGAGTTAGGACGTCGACGACCGGGATCGAAGCTGGATCACGGGTGCCCGCTTTCGCCGCGTCGCGGTATTTGAGGCCGATGTAGCGTTCAAGCGCTCGCTCAGCTCCTCGGCGGTCACTGTGAAGGCAGCTAGTGCCTTGTTGATGTTTTCCGTCGACAATGATCCAGCTGGCCTGGTGAGTGACGTGTCCGCGTCGATTGCGGCGTTCGGGGCGGAGCCAGAGGTGAGGTCCGGTTGCTGTCCGCGGCATAGTACCCTCATACGTTCGATCGCCGCCAAGGTGGTGAAATCCTTGCCCGCCACGCGCTCGATGACAAGGCGCCCCTTGCGTGCCTCTGTGCGTAACCCGCTAACGGTCATTCCGCCGCAGGGGTAGGCCGTGGCGACGGCGTCGGCGAGTCGCAGCGGCGTGTCGGGGCCGATCTGATCGCGTGAGGGTAGGGCGCGCGTCATGCGGGATGTGCGGCCATTCGCTTCGTCGCCCAGCGGAAGTTCTGTTTGGTTGTGCCCGGCCGCTTATCGATGTGCCCGTAGGCAGCGAGCTTTGAGAGCCTGCTGCCGACGACGTAGGAGGGTAAACCTGAACGCGCGACGACCTCGGCGGAGAGCAGGCCCTCTGGCGCCTTCTCGAGCGTGGCGAGGATGATGTCAGTGACTTCGCTCATAGGATCTCCGCATTGACTTGACCGAGGCTGAGACCGATGGCCCGGCAGGCGCCGAGCGAAAGATCGTATTCGCGGCCGCGAATGAAAGGCCCGCGATCATTGATCCGCACGGTTACCGATCGCCCGTTGGCGATGTTGGTGATGCGCACCTTGGTGCCGAACGGCAGTGTGCGATGTGCCGCGCTCAAGCCGTTCGGATCGTAGCGCGCGCCGGTCGCCGTGCGGTTTCCGGTCTCAGTGCCGTAACAGGATGCGATGGTTGCCCTGGCTGGATGCGCCATGATGGTCGTCGCAAGAACTGCAATTGCAATGCTGGTTTTCATGCTCTTGGTCTTCCCCAAGGTTCGCCGGTTGATCTGAAAACGATTTGGCCGCCGATCCGGCGCTTCAATCGATCGTCGCGGCCGAACGGCAAGCGCCGGCGCGGCTCATAGGCGCCGATGTAGCGGGCATAGATGCGACGGGATTTGGCGATCGCCGGAAGGTCAGTGACGCGGGTCTGCCATTCGTGGCAGGGACGCTTGTGCGCCGGCGCGCGGTTGCTCTCGACATCGAGGCCGCCCAGGCCGAGCGGGATGACGTGCGAGACTTCCCATCGCTGGCCGGGAATGATCGGCCGTTCGCAGATGTGGCAGATGCCACGATGGCGTTCGAACAGCGCGACCTTCTGCTTGGTGGAGAGGCGTTGACGGCGGATCATCAATGCATCCCCGCCGCGATCGACAGAATGAAAATGATCGAGCCCACGGTGGCGAACACGCTGATGGCCGTGAACAATGAAGTTTGATTTCGGCGCGGGCGATCGGAGGGCATGGCGTTCACCCCGCCGCCATGACGCGCGAAATCCGCGCCATCGTGCGCAGGTAATCGATCTCGACGACCTCGGCCGTTTCCTCGATCAGATTTTCGACGATGGTAAGAACCGGCCCGCACTTGGCGCAGTCGAAGATGTGATGCGCGACGTCATCCCGCGTCGGATGCGGCTCGATCAGCGCCAGCCGGATTGGCTTCCGGCACTTCGGGCAGAACGCGTGCAGTGGGAGAATGAGTGCCATGAGTGCCCCGTCGAAAAGACGAGGGACTTATAGCTCAGCTAGAACTACGGCACAACTAGATTTTTAGTAAGGCAATCACTGGCTGAAAACGTGCTCGACGCGGATCATGCGGCCATCGGCGCCGAACATGATGGCAACGTGGATCGGCGCCGCGGAGTAATTGTCGATCCACTGCAACAGGCTGGCCCCGGCCGGCATCGCCGAAATGCTCTGTGGCGTACCGAGCCTCGCGATCGCCTCATCCTTCGTCGAGGTGCCCGGCGTCAGCTCCGTGTAGCGATGCGGGTCGATCTGCGGCACGGCTGACTGCGTGGCGCAGCCGGCGAGCAGCGCCGCGGCAACGATCGCGGCGACGAAGCTATTTCTTCCGCTTCTGCGGTCCGACCATTGCATCGAAGGCCCTTCCCATATCGCGCCGTTGATCCGGCGTGGCGCGCTGAAACGCCGACCAGAGCGTCGGATCCTGAGTCGGGTCAATATCGAGGATCATGCCGCCGGGCACGCCGAGGGCCTTGCCGAGCTTGCGCAGCGCCTCGACGCTCGGATCGTTGCCGTCGATCGTGAGCCGCTCGTAGGCCGAAATGCTGGAGACCGATAGTCCCGACTCAGCGGCCAGCTCTTCTTGCGTCCAGCCCTTCGTCTCGCGCCACTCGCGCACGAAGTTCGTCTTTTCGCGCAGCCGAAGGCGATGCTCCTGCCGGCGCAGATATGGGCCTTTCTTCGGCATAACTAGAATTTTAGCCATACCTGTAGCGGGTGCCATCGAGTGTGGCCATAAATCTTGTTGAGCTAGAATTTCATTCATGGTAGAGATTCGCACGCAGAGATTCGCACATGAAGCTGGCCGACTGGTTACGCATCCCCAACGCCGACGGTTCCCGCAAGCGCAGATACAAATTCGCGCAGGCGATCGGCGTCACGCCGACGATGGTGACCGAATACGCTGAGGGCCGGATATGGCCGGGAAAAGACAAGATGGAAGCCATCCGCCGCGAGACGCGCGGTGCTGTGACAGCCAACGATTTTCTCGAGGCTGCCGAATGAGCGGCTTAACTGTGCAGCACGACGCTCTCCCGCTGCGGGGTCACCAGGGATCCCCAGGCCGGCAGTGGCAGATGCAACGATTTGATCGGGCGCACCATTGCCCATTCGACGGCGACGCGGCGCCAGGTTCCTTCGATCATTCGCCAGCGAAAGAAGACCATCCGGCAGTTGTCGCCGATAACCTCGACGTGATGGATGTCGTCTGCAAATACATCCGCGATGCTTGTCAGCTCCAACAATTCTCCATTTCCATTCCCACTCATTGCCCAAGCTCCCCGCTTGTATGCTCCACGCAAGACAATCTTGCGATGTACGCAAGCGGACGCAACGCAAGGGTGAACTTATGCACCATTGTGCACAGCCCCTCGTTTGCGGGGACGATCGAGAGTTTTTCGCGCGGTGCGTGCGGGCCGATCGGTACGCTGGACTTGCCCTCCAATCCGGTCGGCCCGCGTCTCGCCGCGGCGAAGTTGTGTTGTGTCTGCGTTGGAGTGTTGTCATGCGCGAATCGTTCACAAGGAAGCGGCGCCGGTCAAAACCAATTAGGGACCAATTGGTCCCTAAGAGTTCCTTCGGCAAATGCATCGTCGCGCTCGCCGGCGGCATCAAGCCGGCACAATGGCTCGCGCAGCGCATCCGGTGCAGCGAGCGCCACGCCAATCGCATCATCAACGGCGAGCGCAAAGTGCCGGCGCGCGGCATCGTCGTCGTCAACAAAGAATTCGTCGATTGAAATCCCCACCAGGAGCGTCAGCGTAGGTCATACGAAATGCCGGCAGCCTGCCAAAAGGGACCACCGTCGCCATTGGCAAGCGACGCCCGCCGGAGTTCTGACGCTTCTGATGGGGATATTCAGTTCGGGCGGCGGCCTTGGCATCCATGAGCCCGGGTCAAATATGCGGGGGCCTGCTTTGCGGCCGCCTCCGTCGGGAAGGCGCGTGATCGCGCTATGTGCCCCGCCGTCGCCCGATCCTCTTGCACCCCGCCGGCGGGGTGCCGGCATTACCTGGAGTCCTGACACATGAACTCGCATGCTGCATTGAAGACCGGGCTCGCCGCCGCGACGGCGACGATGGTCAAAAAGGATCCGAACTCGCCGGCGCTGCTGGTGACCGGACGAGATTCAATTGCAATCAAGGCCGGCACGATCTACGCCGGCGTGACCTTTGATAAGGATACGCCCGTCGTTTTCGACATTCCCTTGGAGCCTGGCTGCGACTACGTCGTTGTGATCAAGGACGGGGCAGTCGGCTACGCTCATCTAACCTCGCCGATCGTCGGAGACGATATCCTCGGCGGTTTCCACTTCGCGCCAGGCGGCAGCGCGGCAGCGCGTAAAGGCGGCGATGAGATCCCGGCGATTAATCCCTACTCACTATGGGATCTGAGTTTTCGTCCGGTATGCCCCGATCCGCGCGGCATGGTGCTGGTCGATGCGCCGACCGGCAAATTTTGGTGCGATATCTATTTACTCGGCGTCAGCCACGTCGCCGACGGCACCAGCAAGTTGGGTGCGACGATCGCGGACGGCGACGATCCGCCGGCAAAGCCGAACGGCAAGCATTTCTCCAAGCTCGACTATGACACGGCCGTTGCCGTCATGAAGCATCACGGCAAGGGATTGCTCAGCGTTGAGGAGTTCTTTGCCGCCGCCCTCGGCGTGACGGAAAAGACCGCGCATTCCAGCAACCCTCGCGTCACCGCGCTTGATGCGCCTCGCACCAGCAAATTCGGCTTGATGCAGGCGACCGGCAATATGTGGGTTTGGGGCCACGATGGCGATCCGGACGAGCCGCGCGCTTCCTTCTTCGGCGGTTCCTGGCTCTACGTCGTCTACGCGGGCTCGCGCTACGCGGACGTCGCCTGCGTCTGGCCGGACAGCTCGGACGATAACTTGGGCGCTCGCGGCCGCTGTGACCACCTGCAGCTTGCTTAGCCGGCGCGACAGCGACGGCGCTTGAGAAATGAACGAAACGACGATCATCAGAGACGAAAATACCAGCACTGACGCTTTGGCGATCGTCGAAAAATACGAGGCCTTCGTGAGCTATCTCTACCCGATCCTGCAGCGCAGCCCGCGTCAACATGGCGTTCTTCGCGACACCGTGTTAACCGCGTTGTTCGAGCCGATCGGCGGCCTCTATCACTCCGCAAAGTCGAGACAGATATCCCGGCTGCACGCCGTCGATGCTCAGTTCGCGACCTTGCGGTCATACCTGCGCTTCTTAGCCCGCGACAGCATCCGGATCATCACCCCGCATCAACACAAGACTGCTCTAGCGCTCTTGTCGGAGCCGGGGCGGATGCTGGGCGCGTGGCAAAAGAAGCTCGGAGGGCGGACGGGGATATGATGCTGCCGCGCGCTTCCTTCTTCGGCGGTTCCTGGCTCAACGTCGACAACGCGGGCTCGCGCTACGCGAACGTCGCCTACAACTGGCCGGACAACTCGAACGATAACTTGGGCGCTCGCGGCCGCTGTGACGACCGGATCACGGCTCGGCGACGACTAAGGTCACGCCGGCCGGCCACACAAGATCAAGGTCGGTGGTCAGCCCGTCTGTCCTGCTTCGGCGAACACACTTCAAGGTCCGGCAGAGCGGGGCGTAGCGGGCAAAGCCCGTCGAGACCCGCGGCCGGCATCTTCATCTCAGCGTGCGAACCAGGAATGTCACAGCGTTACCGCAACCTCATCGGCCAGATCACATCGTTCGAAACGATGCAGACAGCCTATCGGTTGACGGCGCGCGGCAAGCGTCTGACCGCTGGCTATCTCGATTTCAAGGAATATGACGCGCTCAATCTCGCCGATCTCGCCCAGGACATGGCGGCCGGTCATTATTCGCCTGGCGCTCCGAACGAGTTTTTCATCCTCGATCCGAAGCGACGATTGATCTCGGCGTTGCCGTTCCGCGACCGGGTCGCGCAGCAGGCGTTGTGCCTGATCATCGCGCCGATCTTCGATCGCGCGTTGCTGCCGCGTAGCTTCGCCTGCCGCCCCGGCAAGGGCACGCACGCCGGCGCGATCGCCCTGCAGCGCGATCTCCGGCATCTCTCGCGCCGGGGCCAGGTCTATTTCCTGAAGACGGATTTCTCTCGATACTTTGCCTCGATCGAGCATGGCGCGCTCTGGCGCCTGATCGAAGCGAAGATCAGCTGCCAAGCCACGTTGCGGTTGATCGAAGCGATGGTGCCGCGGCGCGGCATCGGCCTGCCGATCGGCAGCCTCACCTCGCAAGTCTTCGCCAATCTTTACACCGGCGCTACGCTCGATCGGCATCTGCAGCAGACGCTGGGCGAGGATTACTGGTTTCGCTACATGGACGATCTCGTTGTGCTCGGCGAGAGCTCCCGTCATCTGCGCGCCGTCAAGGAGAGCATCGAGGCGTTCTCGCGCGCTGAGCTGGGCTTGCGCTTCTCGAAATGGCAGATCGCGCCGGCAAGCCGCGGCATCAATTTTCTCGGCTACCTCATCTGGTCGACGCACAAGCTATTGCGGCGCGACAGCGTCATCCGTGCACGACGCAAGATCGCCGCCTATCGCGCCGCCGGCGATCATAAACGTCTCGATAGCTTCCTTGCCGCATGGCTCGGCCATGCGCGTTTCGCCGATAGTGCCAATCTGATCCGTAGCCTCGGCTTATCCGAACAACAAGGGGCCGAGGGTCGTTCCTAGCGTCTGTTCTTTCCCGCGTAAGTCAGTGTTGTTGCTTTGCGTTCCCGCGTTTCGATTGAACGCGAGCAATGGGGGATTCGTTGAAGCAGTCCAAAATCATGTCGCTGATCGAGGCGTTCGTCAGCATCCTGGTCGGCTTCGGCATTTCGATGGCGGCGCAGGCGACGTTTCTCCCGCTGCTCGGCCTTGAGATCAGCTTACGGCAGAATTTCATCTTCGCGCTGATCATGACGGTCATCTCGATCGCGCGGCAGTACGGCATGCGGCGCATCTTCGAGGCGCTGCATATCCGTCGAGCACTGTCGCCCTTCATGCAGGCCGTGATTTCGGAGCGCTATCGACAGATCGAATCCGAAGGCTGGTCGCACGAGCACGACGACTTTCATGAGCGAGGCGAGTTAGCGAAGGCCGCTTCGCATTATGCCTTCTATGCCGGCGAAGATGTGCCGATGCCCTCGACCTGGCCATGGGATCGATCGTGGTGGAAGCCGCAGAACTTCCGCCGTGATCTTGTCCGCGCCGGCGCTTTGATCTTGGCCGAGGGTGAACGGTTCGATCGGCTCAAGACACGGCCGGCGCATAAGCGATCTCAATGGGAGGCCATGTCGGAGGCGCTCGAGCCGAGAAAGCCGGCCGCATGACCGCGCAGCTCCTCGATCATCTCGCCTCCGGCGCCGCCGATCTCTACATCCGCGCCGTGTGTTTGATCATCGGGCCGCTGCTTGGCGTTGTCGTCTATGGCCTCGCCTGGATTGGGGGAGCGCCGCGATGACCGAGACCAGGACCGATCGCCGCGAGCAGCTCGCCTATCTGTTCAACAAGCAGAACGGCAAATGCCACATCTGCGGCGAGGATGCCATTCTCGATTATCAAGGCGGCGAAGCCGGGCATCCGAAGTCCGCAGTGCGCTTCCGCATCGGCAGCAAGTTCGGCGCGCCAGGTCGCGTGCGTTGCAGGGTCATGGCACATCGAAAATGCGCGCAAGAGCGATCCGATCAAATTCAGGAAAGCATTCCGGTCGAAGAGCGATGGCTTAGATCAGGCCGCCAGCCGACGGAATTCTATGAGGCGGCTAAGCCATGACCCCCTACGAAGCCTCCGGGCTGCTCATCGAGATCGTCGGCTTCGCGCAGGAGATCCTCTGCCGGCCGCCGACCGGCGACCTGGATCCGCGGCGGCTGCGCTGCGAGGCGCTCGAGGGCACGCTGGAGGCGGCGATCGCCGCCAGTGGCACGGGTGCGCGCTTCCTCGATAATGCAGCGCCGGCACTCCTGCATGCCGTCGATCGCTCGCTCTATTGCCGGCATCTCTTCAACGAAATCGGCGCCAAGGATTGGGACGGCGTCATTGGCCATCTGATGCCGATCGCACGCGCCGATGCCGGCGCTGCTCTCGCCTCGATGCACGACACTCCGGAAAGGCCAACACGATGAGCGCGCCGGCTTTCCGTGCCATCGAAATCGAGAGCTTTCTGAGCCCGAAGCTTTCGCACGCGAATAAAATCAGGCCGCCTTCGACCTTCGGCAAGCCGCCGCGTCTTGAATGGTTGGCCATCCGCGATCTGGTAGTCGATCCCGACTATCAACGCGACGTTGGCTATAATGGCCGCCAAAATATCCGCCGCATCGCATCGGAATTCAACTGGTCGATGTTTACACCCGTTGCCGTCGCTGCCGCGGGGGGGGGCAGATTTGCGATTGTCGATGGTCAGCATCGCGTGACGGCCGCCGCCTTGTGCGGTCTCGATCGTGTGCCCTGCGCGATCATCGAATGCAGCCGCAGCGAGCAAGCCGCAGCCTTCAAGGCGATCAACAACAACACGACGCGACTGCATTCCATCCAGGTTTATCACGCCGCGGTCATGGCGGGAGAGCCGGAAGCTGTGCGCATCGCCGAAGTCTGCGCCCATGTCGGGATAACGGTCTGTCGTTACCCGAAAAAGACGGTCGACATGAAGCCAGGCGAAACGGTTTCGGTTCGCGCCCTTGGCCGCGCTGTGGCGAAATTCGGCGACAGCATCATTCCGACATTGAAGGCAATACGGGCTTGCGAGGACAACGCCGGGCTCCTCACGCAGACGATTATCTATGGCGCCTGCGAGGTGCTCGCCGATCATCCGGAATGGCGCAGCAATCAAAAACTGTTAGCGGCGGCCTTCGACCAGATCGATCTCGGCGTGCTGTACGTCGAGGGCGCGTCGGCGGCGGCCAGGATGAAAGGCACTTCAACGCTCAATCAGTTCGAGTCGCGCCTAGTCGATGCACTCGAGAAACAGTTTAAGGCGAGGAAGCGCGCATGAAAAAGCGCCACACCAAAAAACGCGCCCGCAAGCCGGCGCCGGCGAAGAAGCACAAGGCCGCACGGCCGCGCAAACGCTCGGATCCTGTGCTCGCGGAGATGGCGGCCGCTGATAAGCGTGCGGCTGCAGAAGATGTTCGCGCCGCCGGCTGGAAAAAAGGCGCACTAACGCTCGACGAGCGCATGCAGATTTGCGTTCCCTGGAAGAAGATCAAGATCGGCAAGCGCCATCGAAAGGAGATGGGCAATATTGCCGCGCTCGCCCGCGACATCAACGAACACGGATTGCTGCACGCGATCGTCGTTAGCCGCGACAATATCTTGATTGCCGGCGAGCGCCGGTTGAAAGCCTGGCAGCTCTCGATCTTCCGCGATCAGCCGATCCCAGTCCGCGTCGTGCCGCTCGAGGACATCGTCGCCGGCGAATGGGCGGAGAACGATCCGGCGCTGCGCATGGACTTCCGGCCATCGGAAGCCGTTGCCATTAAGCGCGAGATCGAGGCCCGGCTGAAGCCGCTCGGCAAGGCGCGCCAGGCGCACGGCAAGACGGCGCCTGGACGCAAGGGCGGCCCTGCAGCGACTGACGACAAGATCAACGCCGGCGAGCGCGCGGCGTCGTTTACCGGCAAGTCGCGGCGCACCATTGAGAAGGCGGAAGCGATCGTCGATGCGGCGGAGAAAAACCCCAGCCGGTTCGGCAAGCTCAAATCTGACATGGACAAATCGGGCCGCGTCGACGGCCCGTTCAAACGGCTGCAGACCATGCAGGCGGCCGAGCAGATCCGCAAGGAGCCGCCGCCCTTGCCGGGCAACGGTCCCTATCGCGGCATCGTCGTCGATCCGCCATGGGCGGCCGAGCCGGATGATGAGGATCCGGCGCGCCTGGAACGTGGCTACTATCCCTATCCGACGATGACGCCGGCGCAGATCGCCGCGGTTCCAGTCGCTTCGATCGCGCACGATGATTGCGTGCTCGGGCTTTGGATCACCAACTATCACCTGGCGCGCGGCGATCACGTCGAGATATTCAAAGCTTGGGGCTTCGATCCCGTCACCATAAAGACCTGGGTCAAAGACCGTATGGGACGCGGCCAGGTGCTGCGCGGCCAGACCGAGCATTGCATCATCGCCACGCGCGGCAAGCCGGTCATCCAGGTCGACAACATCACCACGTTCTTTCATGGCGCGATCGATAAGAAGCGTCATTCGCTCAAGCCGAAGAAGTTCTTCGATGACTTCGAACGCCTGGTCGCGGCGCCGCGTTATGCCACGCTGTTCGAGACCGTCGATCGCGGCGAGAAATGGGATGGGCACGGCGACATGATCCCTGCGGTTACGATTGCTGAGCTCAAAGAGGCCGCCGAATGAGCGGCAAGAGCGCCATCGAATGGACGGACGCGACCTGGAACCCGATCGTCGGCTGCTCGATCGTCAGTCCCGGCTGCACAAACTGCTACGCCATGAAGCTCGCCGGCAGCCGGCTTGCGCATACGATGAAATATCGCGGGCTGACCAAGGACAGTAACGCTGGGCCGGTCTGGACCGGCGAAGTGCGGCTTTGGGAAAAGGCGCTGACCGACCCGCTGCACTGGCGCGAGCCGCGCAAGATTTTCGTCAACAGCGAAGGTGATCTGTTTCACGAATCTATTCCCGACGAATGGACCGACCGCGTGTTCGCCGTCATGGCGCTATGCCCGCAGCACACGTTCCAGGTGCTCACCAAGCGCGCGGAGCGGATGCGGGATTATTTCGCGACGCCGCGGCGAGCCGACACGATCAACGGCAGGATATGGTCGACGCTCGGCACGCCGATCGGATCGAGGATCCAGCATTTCGGCAAATGGCTGATCACACTGCCGCTCCCCAACGTCTGGCTCGGCGTCTCCTGCGAGCGCCAGCAGGAAGCCGATGAGCGCATCCCCCTCTTGCTGCAGACACCGGCGGCGGTCAGGTTCATTTCGGCGGAGCCGCTGTTGGGGCCGATTGATCTGACAGTCTTTCGCCGCGAGCCATCGGAGATTGATCTTCAACTAAGCGCCCGTGAGCACGTCCGCGATTATTGGTTTGATGCGCTCAAAGGAACGCGCGGCGTGCTCATGCACGATGGCCGCTCACTCGAAGTACCGGAAGAAATAGACAGGCACGCCCGCCTCGATTGGGTCATCGTCGGCGGCGAGAGCGGCCCGCACGCGCGGCCGATGCACCCGCAATGGGCGCGCGATATTCGCGATCAATGTGCAGCGGCCGGCGTGCCATTCTTTTTTAAGCAATGGGGCGAACATCTTCCCGTCGGTCAAAGCCTGCCCGGCTACGGCACGGTACACGGCGCCACGGCGGTCAAGCCTGGCCGCATGAAGCTCCACTATGGGGGAACGCCTACGCAGGCGCCGAAGCATGCGTTCGCTGAGAACGGCGTTGCCTTCACGTCTGCAGCGGATGGCAGATTGGCGTTCCGCGTCGGAAAGAAAGCCGCCGGCCGGCTGCTCGATGGCGTCGAACACAATGATTTTCCGGAGGCGCGATCATGAGCTCCGCCCGCTCACGCATGCCCGATCTCCGCAGTCATGAGGTTTTCGAGTTCGACCACTGCGGCTTTCACTACACGGCCGGCGTCGGCCGCTATGGGCACGGCCGCATCGGCGAAGTCTTCTTGAACGTCAGCAAATCCGGCACTGCGCTGGAGACGCACGCCAGGGACGGCGCGGTCATGCTCAGCCTGTTGCTGCAGCATGGATGCTCGATCGACGCCATACGCGAAACCATCACCCGCAATCCGGATGGCTCCGCCGCCGGCCCCTTTGGCACGCTCCTTGATTTGATCGCCGGTAAGTATCGCGAGCCGCTCGGCAGGCTGGTCGAGATCGAAGCGGAGCCGCAGCGATGACCACGCATCCATCGCCCGAGTGCTGCGATCTCGCCGAGCTGGAGAATTCCAATCTGCGCAAATGCCTGGCCTGGGCCGGCGCCAGGTTGTCGATCGACGATCGCCGCACCCTGGTCGAGATGATCAAGCATCCGGTCACCAAGGGCGGCGTGCTCGAAGATGGCCGCGAGGATGACCGCCGCTATCTGATTGAGTGCGAGAACTTGCTCCGTCGCATGACCGATCACATCCAGAAGGCGATCGATTCCAAATCGATGATCGCCAGCTGGTGGATCATCGCCGATCAGCTCTGCAGCCGGGCGCGGGAATGGGAGCCGGACAAGCAAGAGCCGACGCTGAATGAATTGCGCGAGCTGTTTCCGGAGATTCTGAAACTGCCGCTCGCCCACGGCAAGACGCATCGCGAGCAGGGATGGTCGAGCATATGAGCGATGAAATAATCACCCTCCTCGCTTTGCTCGCCGCCGCCGGCATCGCATGGTGGATCGTGCCGTGACGCCGATCCTCACCTTCACCCGCGGCGAGTTCGATCGCGAACTGGTGCGGCTCGGCGACGTGATCGTCGGCGAGATCTCCGAATATCGCGGGCAGCGCATCAAGGCGACGTTCTCGCTGCGATTGCCGGAATATCACAGGTCCAGCTTCCGGCCGGCGCCATCCTTCGAAGCGGCGCGCGAAATCATCCGCCGCGAGGTCGAGGAATGGCTGGTGCGGCTCGGCGTGTTCTATCCGGAGCAGCCGATCGAATTTCACATCATCGACAACTCGCCGAAAGAGGCATGCCGAGCATGAGCGAGCAGAAAACCCCGACCGTTGTCTGCGTCGCCCAGCAGCTCACAAGCGGCTGGGAATGCGAACGCTGCGGGCTCGCCTGGGACGACGGCGACGCGCCGCCTGCGTGTCTGCCGATGACCTTTGCCCGGATGCGTGACGCCGCATTGACCGAAGCCGAGCGCATCGAGTCATCGCAAGACGCCCTGGTGATGAACACGCCGACGTCGCCGCCCATCCGCACCTATCGCTATCAGCCGATGCTCAGACGCGCACAGGAACTGCGCGCCTGCGCCAAGCTGATCGACCGCGTCGTCGCCGATCGCGAGATCATCGATCGCCTCAAGGGCCGCAAGACGGAGAAGGCGGCATGAGCGGCAAGCCCTGGACACCAGAGCGCCGGGAAGCCTTCAGCGCCGCGATGCGGCAGCGGTGGCGCAGCGGCCAATACGCTGACCGCCGACCGGCAACGATCACCGCCGATGAGCGGGCTGCCAGGTCCGGCCGCATGAAGCGGCTCAACGCGTGCATGCGCGACAACGAGGCACTGAAGAATAAGTGCATCCGCGGGCAGAAGCGGGTGCGGCGCGCGCCGGCGTACCGCTCGGTGCAGGCAGCGGTGATGGCCGATGTCATGTCGCGGCCGGAAATGCGCCGCCAGGCGCGGTTCCACTGCATCAAGATCAACAAGAACCCGAAGGTGCGAAAGCGCCAATGGGCCGGACGGCGACGTAACAAGTCCAAAATCATATCGGCACAGCGCCTCCCCGATCCGTTGCTGCAGCGGCTACAGGAAGGCGCCCGATGACGCGCCAGGTCAAAGTCCACGCGCCCGAACTATGGGAGCCGAAGCCCTATTGGCTCACCAGCGAACGCGCGGCCTTCCTGCGCAGCCATGCCGGCGTCGATCCGGCGCTGTTGGCGGAGGAGCTCGGCGTCAAGGAATCCACGATCAGGCTCTGGCAGCGCAAGCTCGGGCTGCGCAAATGCCTCAATGCGCAGCGCAAGGCCGAGCGCCTGGCGGAGGTGACGGCATGACGACGGCTCGATCGCCGCTTCGCGTCCTCAAGCAGCAAGCTGACCGTATCGCCGAGATCCTCAAGCGCGTAGAGCGCGGCGAGAAAGTTGCTGATGACGTTGGCGGCAAGATTGTCGCGGCGCGATCTCGCGAGGCTGTGAGATTCGCCGTGGCGATGGATGACAAGGCCCTGATCATCGAAATGTCATGGGCGACGATCCGAGAGACCAACGAGCGCGGAATTTCCGAGTATCTGCTGAAGCAGATGAGAGAAGTCCGCGATACCGTCCACTGAGGAAAAAACAATGGGCCACGGCGACAGTCTTCCCGAGCAATCGACGACCGAGCTCGAGCGCGCGCAATGGGACTATGACCGGGCAGTCTTGTTGAAAGAACAGGCCAGGATGGCTTTGTACGAAGCGGAGAAGACTGTTTCCGCAGCGTATGCAAAATGGGAGATAGCAAAGAGGAAAGCCGCGGAGGCCATCCCGGTTGATCGTTCGGCGCGCGAGCTATCCGGCGGCGGTTCCGTGACGGAAGATCATCGCGAGATCAATCCTTCAACCGGCCAACAAAAAGGCTACATCGTTTTGACGCCCGCCGAACGAGCTAAAGGCTTTGTGCGACCGGTACGTGACGCCTATCGGCATTTGAAGTGCGGCAAGATCACCACCATGAGCCGCGAAATCGCCGAGACATACGCTCGCGATCCAAAGTTCTATAACGGCACCTTCTGCACCACGTGCCGTGCCCATTTCCCGGTCGGCGAGGACGGCGAATTTACTTGGTATGAGAATGATGGCTCGGAAGGGCCGAAGGTCGGCACATGATCTCCGAGGCCGCCCTTGCCGATCTGAAAGCCCGCAATCCCTGCGACCAGGTCGCGGGTAAGTGGGTGAAGCTGCGCAAGCACGGCAAGAAGCTGATTGGGCCGTGCCCGCTGCATTCGCCCGATCCACAGGCGCGGGATTCCACGGCGTTCGAATGTGACGCCGATGGCTGGGTGTGCGCCGTCTGCGCCGACGGCGGCGACGTCATCAAGCTCATGATGAAGCGCGAGGACGTCGATTTTCCCCGTGCCGTCGAATTGTTGGGCGGCTCAGCCGAGCCATCCGCCGATCGCGCGGCCGAGCTCGAGCGCGAACGCGAGGAGAAGCGCCAACTGTCGGAGCGCGAGGCCAACAGCTATCGTGAACGGGAACGCAAGGTCGCCTTCGATATCTGGCACGCCGGCGCCGAACTGCGCGGTTCTTGGGCCGAGGATTATTTGATCCATCGCGGCTTGGTGGAACTGCCCGATCGCGTGCCGCTGCGTTTTGCTCCCGACGTCGCCTATTTCCATGGCGAGGCGGAAAACGAGGTTGGCCGCATGTCGCCGCGCGTCGTCTATCGCGGGCCGGCGATGCTGGCGGCGATCGTCGACGCTGAGCGACGTTTCCGTGCTGTGCACATCACCTGGCTCGATCCGGTCAAGCCCGGGCGCAAGGCCTGGATACGAGACACGGACAGCGAGGATCCCAACGCCACGCTGCCGGCGAAAAAGGTGCGCGGTTCGAAGGCCGGCAACATCATTCGCGTGGCCTGCATGAGCGAGTGGCCGCACACGTTGATGATCGGCGAGGGCATCGAAACGGTTCTCTCGGTCTGGCTGGCGCTGCTCTTGGACCGCCGGCGCAACAAGGACACGGTCGGCATGGTCAATATGGCGTTCTGGTCGGCCGTCGATCTCGGCAACCTCGCCGGCAAGGCGGCCGACAGCGTGCCGCATCCGACATTGAAAGATAAAGCCGGCCGCACGCGGCGGGTGCCGGGCGCTGAGCCCGATCTGCGCGCGCCAGGTCTAACGATACCGGAGAGCGTGACGGACCTGGTACTGCTCGGCGACGGCGACAGCGATCGCTTCACCACGCAATGCGCCCTGGCTCGATCAGCTCGACGTTATGCCGCGCCTGGTCGCAGCGTGCGCGTCGCCTGGGCACCCGATGGCGAGGACTTCAACGATGAGCTGCGGCGAGCGGCCTAGAGAAAATTGCGCATGGGCTGGGAACGTATCGTCGCCATCATCGATGCTGCGGGGCCGATCGAGGCGCCCGAGATCCCGCGCGCGGAGCGCGCTGCGAAAAAACCGGCGCGCCGCCAGGCGCGCACCGATCGGTCTTCGCCTTCCAGCGACAAGGGCACAGATCCTCCCACTGCCGCCGCGGCCGCGCCGGTTGCCGCGCCTGTCGGCGGCAATGTCGTTTCTTTTCGAACATCCTCCCAAATGGGAGCGTTACCGCAAAAGCATCCATCATCGGAAAGTGGAGGCGGCGGCAACAGAGGCGATCTGCCGCCGCTGGCACCTGCCGATGACGACGGCGACGGCCTCAATCTTCGGCTGGCGTTCTTTCCGCACACCGATCTCGGCAACGCCGAGCGCTTCCGTGAGCGCTACCGCGGCAAGCTTCTCTGGTGTCCGGCGCTCGGCTGGTTGTGGTGGGACGGCAAGCGTTGGTGCCGTGACGGATCAGAGGAAAAGGTCAAGCTCGCCGAGCACGTCACCGTCCGAGCTATTCAGGACGAAGGCACTGCGCTCGCCGCCAGCGGCCGCGACTTCGAAGTCCCGAAGGGTCAGGGCGTGATCCTCATGTCGGACAAATTGCGCGCCTGGGGACGTTCTTCGGAACAGGCGAACCGTCTGGCGCCGATCGCCAAGCGCGCGGCGCCATATCTGCACGTTGCAACGGAGCTCCTCGACGCCGATCCGTTCAAGCTCAACGTCGCCAACGGCACGCTAATCTGCCGCAAGGTCGCGGAAGGCGACAGCGTCACATTCAAGCAACACGATCCCGCCGACCTCATGACCAAGTGCTCGCCGGTCGTCTACAACAAGGACGCGGTCTGTCCGATCTTCGATGATTTCCTTGCCTACGTGCAGCCAAAGGCGGAAAACCGACGCTTCCTCTTGCAATGGCAAGGCCTGTCGCTCACCGGCGACGTCACCGATCAAAAACTCTGCGTGTTCTGGGGCAAGGGCAAGAACGGCAAGTCCACCTTCATCGATGTTTGCGCTTACGTCGCCGGCGACTATTCCGAGACCGTGCCGATCGAAACCTTTTTGAACGAAGGTCGATCGCGCAATGCTGGTCAGGCGACGCCGGATCTGGCCATCCTCCCGGGCGTTCGCCATCTGCGCACGTCGGAGCCTGACAAGGGCGCCAAGCTCGCCGAAACATTAATCAAGCTCGCGACCGGCGGCGAGCCGCTGCTCGCGCGCCATCTCAACCGCGACTATTTCAAGTTCTATCCGCAATTCAAGCTCACGATCAGCGGCAATTATCGACCGCAAATCGTCGGCGCCGATGAAGGCATCTGGCGTCGCGTCGAGCTCGTGCCGTGGGCCATCACCGTGCCGAAGGAGAAAATCGATCGCCATCTGGGCGCGAAAGTGCGCGCTGAGGCCTCCGGCATTCTCAATCGTTTGCTTGACGGTCTGCGCGATTGGCTCGAGCATGGGTTGGTCACGCCGGAAGACGTCACTGCCGCCACAGCCGACTATCGCCGCGACAGTGATCCGTGCGGCCGCTTCCTCGAGGCCTGCGTCGTCGTTTCAAAGGCCGGCCGCGTGCGCTCGAGCGAAATGCATGCGCTGTTCTGCGCGTGGGGTAAGGCCAACTCGGTCGCCGAGTGGTCGCCGAAGGGATTGGCGATGGCGCTCAAGGAGCGCGGCTTTATCTCTAAACATTCGGACGTGATGTGGTGGCTCGGCGTCAAGCTCAAGCACCAGGTCAGCGACTTCGTCGACAGCGACGGTCACGTGCTCAAGGGTGATTCGCAAAATGTCAATAGGGGAGGATTGGATGAAGAAGTCACGTTCTGATCCTCCCATCCTCCCGGATTGGGAGCTTGTGGCGTCCGTGTAACCCATTGTTAGAAAAGGCGTCGGGAGGATGTGGAAGGTTTCGCAGCTTATTGGCAATGAGGACTCACGTGTATGTGCGCGAGCGCGCACACGTGAGTCACAGTTACCAAAATCCTCCCAATCCTCCCATCCTCCCAAATCGCTTCTAAAAATCTTGTGTTTGTTGGCTTTTCGACGTGGGAGGATCGCATGCGCTGATTTTCTGATCCTCCCACTGCCTCCCGGAACGCTTTTGGCAAATTGCCAAAAGCGTTGTGCTCCGTAACCGCCAGTGTTCGGCCGCAACAGCAAGATTAAGAGGGAAACGGCGAATGAGCGAAGCAAAAAAACGGACTGCTGCGCGGAATGCTGTTGACGCCGATCTGAGACGTAAGCGCAAGCAGGCGCGTGCTGCGGAGAAGTTGCTCGAAACGGCGCTCGCCGACGTCGCCGAACGGCGCGTGCCTTACATCAACGGCCGCGATGATCTCGGCGTGCATTACGTTTCCGACCCGCATGATGCCAACGGCGAGGTCCGCGCCAAAATAGTCAATCTGCGTGATGACCCGGTCGGTCAGATGGCGAAGCGCGGCCAGCTCGGCGACAGCATCACCGAAACCGAAATGCGGCTCAAAGCAGCGCGGCGATGGCAGCGGCTCTATGAGCTCGCCGAAATCGGCGGCGCTCGAGGCATCGATCCAACACGCGACATCGTCGATGGCGGCCGCTTCGAAATGCCGGATACCGATGCGCGATTGTCCGCGCAAGCGCAGCTCAACGAACTGCGCCAGGCGCTCGGCATTGTCGGCGATCGGATCGTCACTTGGGTGCTCGGCCATAAGTACGACCTGAAAAAAGTGATATTGCTGCTCGGGCGCAGCGGCCAATGGGAGCAGCGGGCGCTGGGCGTTCGCTTTCGCGAATGCCTCGATACGATCGCCAGCGAACTCGGCATCAGCATCGAAGCTAAAGGCGCCCGCGGACCGCGCCGCGCGCGTGACGTGTTCGACGAAGCGGCACGCTATGCCTGGAGCCCACAATTGCATCGTGCCGTTCTTGCGGCGAAGTCGCGGCCTTGACATGGGGTACGCATCAGGGGCAGTAAATTGCCACTGTGTTGCTCTGTGAGTCGTCCGCGCCTCGGAATGTCCATTCTGGGGCGTTTTGCTTTTTCGGACATTGACATAGCGCAGAAACGCTGATTCCCTGGCGTCATGTGACGGCGTGCGGGGGATAGCGATGCAGGAATATCCAAGCTTCGTCGCTGGGTTGAGCCATCACGGGCGTGACGGCTTCAATCGCGCGCGCTATTGCGCCGTCCACGTTCACGTCGGCGATCGGCTGCTCTTCCGGCTCGAACCTGACAATCCGTTCGATGCCGACGCGGTTGCCATATCGCCAGCCAACGCGCCGCACTTGATCATCGGCTACGTGCCAGTGAAGCATCATTGGATACACCGTGCGATTGAAGATGAACGTCTGTCCTTAGACGCTGTTGTCTGCGATATCCAATGCGACCGAACGGGTGCCTGGCGGGTGTGGATGATGGTAAGGCTGCATGGCGATGCCCCTGCGCAAGCTGCCGCCGCTCATCAAGGCGTTGTCGAGTCCGTTCGCCAATCTGCATCGCAAGGTCGATCGGGACTGGTATCAAAAGCCCGAACATCGGGCGTGGCGCAGCGCGGTTCTTAAACGCGCTGGCTGGCGCTGCCAGGCAATCCTCATTTCAGGCGAGCGCTGCAAGCATGCTTCACCGAGCCATCGCCTCTACGCTGATCACATCGTCGAGATTGAGGATGGCGGATCGCCCACCGACCTCAGCAATGGGCAATGCCTTTGCCACGGTCACCACGAGGCCAAGACGGCGCTCATGAAGTCAGAGCGGGACAGCCGCAGCGGGTAGGGGGTTTAACAATCGCCGCCGCCGCCGCGCAGTAAGCGCCGCCCTAATCCAAGGATTTTTTTTCGATGACTGAAATTTTGGACCTGTTCGGCGACCCGGTCCCCGCCAATTGGGGCCAGCGCGGCCGCCCCGAGCACATCGCCAGTCAGAAAAACCGGAATCGCGTCAGCATGTTAGTGGCGCTCGGCTGGAGCAACAAGCGGATTGCCGACGCAATCTTCGTCACGCTGCCGACGCTGCGCAAGCATTATTTTTCCGAGCTCAAATTTCGCGATGTCGCCCGCGATCGGCTCAACGCCGAGCTCGCGACGCAGCTTTGGTCGCTGTTCATGGCGGGCAACGTCGCCGCCGGCAAGGAATTCCGGGCGCTGCTCGAGCAGAACGATCTGATGGTGTACGGCCAGACCGAGCCGCCGAAGCCGAAGGAACCCAAGCTCGGGAAGAAGGACCAGGCGGCTCGCGATGCGCGGATGCCTGACGCCGGATCGACGCTCGGCAGCCTTATGGCGGAGCGCCAGGGCCAGCCGACGAATTGAGATGTGGGATCTCAGCTGTCCGGATTGGGAAGATCGCATCCGGGAGGGACGATCGCTTATCCCCGATCTGCCGCTGGTTGAATCCGAGGCCAAGCTCGGGCTGGCATTTTTCGACGAGCTGCAGCTTCCCGACGTTCCCGGTCTGCCCAAGATGCGCGATGGCGCCGGGCAATGGTTCCGCGACATCGTCCGTGTCGCCTTCGGCTCATGGGATTCGGCCGCGCAGCTGCGCTACGTCCGCGACATCTTCGCGATGCTACCGAAGGGGCAGTCGAAAACAACCTACAGCGCCGGCCTGCTGCTGGCGGCCATGCTGATGAACAAACGCCCGCGGGCGGAGGCGCTGTTCGTCGGCCCGACGCAGGCGATCGCCGATAACGCTTACGACAAGGCGGTCGGCATGGTGGAGGCCTCGGCCGACCTCAAGCGCCGCTTCCGCACCCGCGACCACGTCAAGACCATCGAAGACCTGGTCACCAAGTCGGAGCTCAAGGTCAAGACGTTCGACGTCAACATCCTGACCGGCACCATCCTCATCCTGGCGCTGGTCGACGAGCTGCACCTGCTCGGCCGCAACCCGCACACCGGCAAGGTGCTGCGCCAGATCAGGGGCGGCCTGGAGAAGACGCCGGAAGGCATGCTTCTCATCATCACCACGCAGAGCGACGACATTCCCGCCGGCGCCTTTCGTGACGAACTGATGATGGCGCGGAAGATCCGCGACGGCCGGTTCCGCGGACAAAACATCCGCCCGATGCTGCCGATTATCTACGAATTGCCGTTGGCGATCGCCAAGGATCCCGCGCGCTGGCAGGATCCTTCGAATTGGCCGATGGTGATGCCGAATTTGGGAAGATCCGTGCATCTTGGGAGCTTGTCGGCCGATTGGCAAACCGAGCGGGCGAAGGGCGACCACGCGATCCGCGTCTGGGCATCAAATCACCTCAACATCGAGATCGGCATCGGACTGAAAACTGACCGCTGGCCCGGCGCCGAGTTTTGGCTCGAGTCGGAAGATCCGACGCTGGCGCTCGACGCTCTGCTCGAGCGCTGCGAAGTGATCGTGGCCGGCATCGATGGCGGTGGCCTCGACGATCTGTTCGGCTTGACGATTCTGGGCCGCGAAAAGGAAACCAAGCGCTGGTTGAGCTGGTCGCACGCCTGGTGCCATAAGGGCGTGCTACAGCGCCGGCAGACCATCGCCGCGGCACTCGAGGGCTTCGCCGCCGACGGCGAACTGACCATCGTCGGCGACAAGCTCGAGGACGTCAGCGCGATTATTGAGATCATCGCGCAGATCAACGATGCCGGGCTGCTCGGCTGTGTGGCGCTCGATGCCGAGGGGCCCTTTGGCGAATTTGTCGACGCCCTCGACGGAATCGGCATCAACGAGGAAAGCGAGCAGATTGTCGGCGTCGGTCAGGGCTATAAGCTGATGTCGGCGATCAAGACAGCCGAGCGCAAGCTCGCCAACGGGACTTTCTTGCACGCGCCGAGCCGGCTGATGAATTGGTGCGTCGAGAACGTCAAGATCGAGCCGTTGGCGACGGCGATCCGCGCCACCAAACAGAACGCCGGCGATGCCAAGATCGATCCGGTCATGGCGTTGTTTGATGCCGCGACGGTGATGGTGCGCAATCCGGAACCGAAAAACGCGAAATCGGTCTATGACTCGCAAGAGCGGTCCGGCGGCTTCCTGGTGATCTGATGGGTCTAGTCTCCCGCCTCCGCGCCGCCGGATCCGTGCTGGTTGCCAAAGACGCGGCAGCCGGCGCGCCCTCCGCCAACCAGGGCGGCGGCGGTTTTCTGCCGACGCTGGGTGCGACGCCGTCCGCTACCGGGCTGTTGATCAGCCAGGGCACGGCGATGTCGGTCGCCGCGGTCTATGCCTGCGTGACCATCCGCGCGCAGGACGTGGCGCGCTGTAAGCCTCGGCTCTACTACGAGAAGCCGAAAAGCGGCACGCGCGAGCAAGTGACCGAGCACGACCTGGTCGAACTGTTCAAGAAGCCAAACCGGCAACAAGATTGGTTCGAGTTCATCGAGCAGATGATGGTCGCCTATCTGCTGCGCGGCGGCGGCTATGCCGCCATCAAGCGCAACAGCAAGCGCAAGATCGTCAACGAGCTCATCCCGATCAATCCCGACGCGGTCCTGGTGCTGGAATCCTGGAACGGCGAGATCTTCTACAACGTCAACCGGCTCGGGCTTTGGCAGATCGCCATGCTGCGGGAATTCCCGCCGGCGATCGCCAGCGAGGATATGTTCTATCTGCGCGGCCTGACGTTCAATGCGCTGGTTGCGCTCTCTACCATCGGCGTCGCCCGCGATGCGGTCGGCGTCGCCATGGGACTCGAGCAGCAGACCGCCCGCTGGATGAAGAACGGCTCGCGGCCGAGCGTGGTGCTGCAATCGAAGAAGGCGCTGACCAAAGCCGCGGCGGATCGTCTGAAGCAGGCCTGGGATACCTTCAAGTCCGGCATCGAGAATACCGGCAACACGGTTGTGCTCGAGGATGGCCTCGAGGCCAAGGAGCTGCAGCTCACCTCGGTCGATCTCGAGTTCATGGCGCAGCGGAATTTCTCGGTCACCGACATCACGCGGTTCTTCCGGGTGCCTCCCTTCAAGATCGGTGCCACTGAAATCCGCGGCATTGATATCGAAGAGATCAACAACGACTACGTGTCCGGCACCATTATGCCGGACTTGACGCGGCTGGAAGAGAAATTCGGCGACACGTTCGATCTGCCGGCGCAGAATCTCATGGTGTCATTCGACGAACGGGCGCTGTTGCGATCTGCCACGAAGACGCGGTTTGCCAACAATCGCATCGGACTCGGTGGTGCCAGCTTTCTCACCATCAACGAGGTCCGTGCCGGTGAAGGCCTGCCATCTATTGGACCTGCCGGCGACGTGCTCTATCAGCCGAGCAATATCGCGGCGGTCGGCTCGGACAAGACCGGCGGCGCGCCGGATGGCGCGGGACGGCCGGAAGCGGGAACATTGCCGGGGCCGAGCATAGCGCCGGCCAAGCCGCTTGCCGCGGACGAGGAAGGCGAAGGCGAAAAAACTGCGGCAACGGAAATGAGATTCACCATGCCGCCGGTCGATCCGAAAAGTCTGAACGGCTCCGCTTCGCAAGAAGCCGCCTGAGATGTCCGCTGGTCACCATGCCGACCGGAACGATGTTCCGGTGATCGACGATGACTTCTACCGCCGGGTGACGGACCTGGTTGATGCCGCTCGCGTCGATCGCGATCACACCATCCCATGGCTGGCCAATCGTTCGATCGACGGCCGCGTTGTTTTTATCGACGAGTGCGTTCCGGTCATCCTGCCGAAGACGCAGATCAATACCGGCCTAACGCTGCCCTACCACGAGCTCGGCGAATGGCTCGGGATGAACGAGGGCAAGGTTTATGACGAAGCGCACCAAAGCTGCGGCAATCCTTGCGAGAAACGCCGCGTTGAAGAGCTCGGTGGCGACTGGCAAGCATACCAAGAGGAAATCGAAGCCTACGTCCGCGAAGTCGCCGACGAGGCGATGACGAGCGTCCCCGCCGATATCGATAAGCGGGTATTTGTTGATGACGACGACAAGGCCGCGCTCGAAGCGATCATCGAGGACAACAAGGGGTTTCGGATGACAGCAGTCCGTAAGTTCCTGCAGGGCGCCGTCGTCGCCGACGCGACGTTGGGCGAGCGGCAGATCCGCGTCGTCGCCAGCGATCCGACGGTCGATCGTGTTAAGGACGTTATGGTGCCGGAAGGCTGCGTGCTCGATAACTACAAATCGAATCCGATCGTGTTGGCCAATCACGACGCCGATCATCCGATCGGACGCGCGGTGCCGACGATACAGAACGGCCGCCTCGAGGCGCTGATCGAATTCGCGCCGAAGGGAATTTCCGTCAAGGCTGACGAATATTGCGGGCTCTATAAGTGCGGCGTCATGAGCGCGGTCTCGGTCGGCTTCGATCCGATCGACGTCAAGCCGATCAAGGATGGCGGCCTGCGTTACGAGAAATGGGAACTGATGGAGATCTCTTGCGTCAGCGTCCCTGCCAATCCGGCGGCGACCGTGATTCAACGTGCGCTGTCTGCCGAGCAAACAAACAAGGCCGACAAGCACGAATGGAAAGTCGGTGCCTCGCGCAATCTGTCGATCGACGAGGACTCGAGCTGGGACGGCGCCGCGGCCAAGGCCGCGATCTTCGAGCACGCCAACTTCGACGGCGACAAGCCCGACACCACGTTCGCGCGCAAGGGTTTCCTGGTCTATGACGCGGCCAACCCGAAGCTCAAGGGATCGTACAAGCTGCCCTTTGCCACGGTGAAGGACGGCCGGCTGGTCGCGATCGCCGCCGGCATTCGCAACGCCGCGTCGCGGCTGCCGCAAACCGACATTCCCGACGACGTCGCCAAGAAGGCGCGCGCCGTCATCGATCATTATGAGGCGAAAATGAAAGACGGCGACGGGAAGGGCGGCAACGCGCCGCGTACCAAGACCATCATTCTCGGCGCCAACGGCAAAGCAAAGATCAAGGGGCTCTATCATTGCGCGGAGCTTGCCCGCGTGCTCAATGATCTCGGCTTCATCCAGGACATGGCGAAGTGGGAAGCGGAGGCCGAGGGCGACGATTCCAAGCTGCCGGCCATGCTCGCCGCTGTGATGAAGCTCTGCGCTGATGCTCTCGTGGCAATGACGCAGGAGGAAACTGCCGAGCTTTTGGCCGGCCGGGTCGATCCGCTTGTCGTCGACGTTGTTTACGTCGAAGCCGCGGCCACGCCGCAGGCCAAGAATCTGCGCGCCGCCTTCCGCAAGGCCGGCCGCGTGCTCTCCGAAGCGAACATGAATCACCTAGCCGAGATGCAGAAGTGCTTCGGCAAGATGGCCGATTGCTATCAGAAGGCCGCGGACCTCCACGACGATCTGCACGATCAGCTGGTCGAGTGGCAAGATCACGGCACGTCCGCCGGCGAGCACGCCGAGGCGATGGTGAAATCAGCGAAGCCCGCTGCCGATGCCGAGCAAGATCCCGATCCGGCCAATGCCGACAACGAGCTCGCCTTCGAGGCCGAGCAGCGTAAGCGCCAGGTCGAACTGATGGCGACCAGCGCCGCCTGACTTTCCGTTCCAGCTTTTTGCCCGGTGACACGCCGGGGTTTTCGCCGCGCCGAGCGCGTCGCATCGCGACACGCCCGACCCGTGAGGCGCATTCACTCAACTCTTTCGGAGATATCGAAATGAAAATCGCAGCCCTGCGCGCAGCCAAACAGGCGAAGCTCGACGAGCTCGCCGGCAAGCGCAAAACCGCCTTCGATGCCTTCAAGGCCATTGCCGAGAAGAGGGACTTCAAGAAGTCCGTCGATCAGGCCGAATTCGATCGCTGCAAGAAAGTGCTCGAGGACGTCGACATTCTGATCAAGGCGACGACCGAAGAGTTTGACGCCGAGATCCAGCGCGCCGTCGATCTGCAGGACGCGGAGCGCCGCACCGCAGTCCCGGTTGCCGGCCAGGAGGAAACGCAACGCAGCGTTTCCGCCACCGTCAACAAGGATCCCTATACCAGTGAGGAAGCTGCCAAAGCGCGCGGCCTCATGACCAACAAGGGTCTGATCGTCGGTGGCTTCGCCAAGGCGCTGTTGATGGGCGGCGGTTCGCCGTTCAATGCGCTCGCGGCATCGAAGCAGGCCTATGGCGAGAATCATCCGGTCACGGTGCAGATCGCCAAGGCATTGGCGGCCGGCATCGGCGCTTCCGGCGGCTTCATCGTGCCGCCCGAGTACGTCAATGAGATCATCGAGCTCTTGCGGCCGCGTGCGGTCGTGCGCAGTGCAAACCCGCGCACCATGCCGATGCCGCGCGGCACGATGACGCTCCCGGCACAGACGGCCGCGGCGACCGCGACCTACGGCGGGGAAAACGCGCAGATCAACGCCTCGCAGCAACAGGTCGGTCAGATCGTTGCGACCTATAAGAAACTGACCGCCTTGGTTCCGGTCTCCAACGACCTGATGCGCTTCGCCGATCCGGCCGCCGATGCCTTCGTGCGCGACGACCTGGTGAAGGTGATCGCGCTGCGTGAGGATCTCGCCTTCATCACCGGCGACGGCACGCTCGATACCCCGAAGGGCTTTCTTGGCTTCGCCAACAACTATGTTGCGAACCAGGCTGGCACTGTCGGCGTCTGGTCGGCGACCGCGGACTCGACCTATGCGGTCGGTGGCAACTTCATCACGTCGAACGAGACCAACACGCTCACAACGGTGGCGAACGAGCTGGCCGGTTTGGTCAACAAGCTCGATACCGCCAACGTGCCGGATATCCGCCGGCGTTGGTTCTTCCATCCGCGGATCTTCAACTATCTGAACAACCTGCTCAACTCGCTCGGCGTCTATGTATATCGCGACGAGCTGAGCCGCGGCACGTTGCTCGGATACCCGTTCTCGAAGTCGACGCAGATCCCGATCAACCTGTGGGATACCAATGCGGCGCAGAAGATCTGCACGTTCATCTTCCTGGTGGAAATGGACGACGCCATGATCCTCGACTCGATGACGCTGGAACTCGCGATCTCTCGCGAGGGCACCTACTACGATACGACTGGCGCGCTGCAGTCCGCGTTCCAGAAGGATCAGACCATCGTGCGCGCCATCGCCGAGCACGATTTCCAGATGCGGCATCTGCCGTCGGTCGCGGTCGACCAGGGCGTGATCTGGGCGCCGGCGCTGACCTAAGTGTCCTAACCGTGAGCTCGGGTGCCGGTTAACCCCCGGCACCCTTCACCCCCATTCCCCTCTCGCTAGGAGATACTTTCATGGGCGACATCGTCCAACAGAAAAACATCGGCGCCTTGATCGACGTCGCGTCGATCGCGGCCCCCGATTATCCGTGGACCGCCGGCGGCGGTTCGGACTCCGTCACCTTCACGTCGACCTCGGTCGATCGCGAAGGTTTTGCCACCGGCTCTATGCCGCGGTCGATGGATGTCGAAATCTATTGGTCGGCGACGCTGGCCTCGGGAAAGACGCTCACGCTCTATTCCGAGATCGACAGCTCGCCGGACAATTCGACGTGGACGCCCTACGCTTCGGAGCAGGCCACGCTCGCTACCGGACCTTCCGGCGGCGGCGCGGTCAACGGCGTGCACCGGATGACGGTGCAGACCACGGCCGACAATCCGTCGCCGGGCCCCGGCATCAATCTCGGCGCGGCGGCGCGGTATCTGCGTTATCTCGGGGTGCCGCATTTGTCGGCAACCGGAACCGATACCGGGCAGATCCGTGCGGTCGGCATGGTAGTGGGCGGCTTCGACCAGCTCGCGGCGCCTGCGGTCTGATAGCGTAACGATCGTGTTTGAAGGACTCCACATCCACGCGCCAGGCCGGCTGTCCCGGTGGGGCGTCGTGGATGTGGGCCTCAAATGCACGCATTCATGCCGCCATTGCTTCTACTCATATCTTGGCGACACGGAAGATCAGTTCACCGGCATGCGCCACGCCAAGTGGCATGGCATCGATAATCTGCGGGCGCTGGTCGATTCATTAGCCGAGCACGGCTTTCTCGGCTTCGATGTGACTGGCGGCGAGCCTGGCGCGTTTCCGCATATCGTCGATCTGATAGCGTATGCAACGTCGCGCGGGCTTGCCTCGCGCATCATCACGCTCGGCCAGTTCCTCACGCGGCGCAATCTGCTCGAGCGGCTGCTCGAGGCTGGACTTGTTGATTTTCGGTTCTCGCTGCATTCGACCGACGCGGCGATGTTCAAGGCCATGACCGGCGGCGAGCTCTCGCTTCTGGTCGCGGCGATGGACGCGCTGCAGCGTCGCGGCTTCCAATACATCACCAACACGACGATCACCGAGCAGAATTACAAATATCTGCCGGAGATCGCCAAGTGGATCGCGGCGCGTCCGGAAGTCTACGCGACGACGTTCCTGTTCTTCATGCCCTACTATCAATGGTCGCGGCCGACACACAGCGGCGATCATCGGGTGAGCTACACGGAGATCGCCGGCTATCTGCGCGAGGCGGTGGCAACCGTTGAAGCTGCGGGCATCGCGTGCACCGTCCGCTACGCGCCGCAGTGCATGATCGCCGGCATGGAACGCAATCACGTCGGCGTTGTCGGCGTCCGCCACGATACCCACGAGTGGATGAATCAGATCGACCATACGGCCGATCCGGTTGCGGCAACGTCTTCCTCGATGCGCGAGATGGGCAAGCCCTGGCCACTGAAGGATACACAAACGCAATTTCCGCTGCGCGATCTGAAAGAGCGCGTCGGCAATATCGAGTTGTTCGCGGCGCGGGCTGGATCCGGCAAGGTGTTTCCGGAGAAGTGCCGCGGCTGCCAGGCCATGCACGTTTGCGACGGAATCGATCGCGGCTATCTGCAGAGCTTCGGCGATCACGAGATCGAGCCAGCCAAGCGTTATCGCGGCTACATCATCGACGAGGCGCGGCTCGATTATCCGGCCGCCGGCGTCATCAAGCTTGCGGCCGATGCCGATGTGCGCGCCATGACGCGCAAGTTGTTGAACGGAGAGCGCGCCTATGTGGCTGCTGCCTAGTAAAGACCGTCCTGGTCATCTCGAGCGTTTCTTCGACGCCTGCCGATCGACCGGCCTGTCGACGCCCGGCCTCCTTCTGATCGATGCCAAGGACTACGAGCGCCATCGGCAAGCTTACGACGCGCTCGAGCTGCCGCACGATTGGCGGATCATCAAGACCATTGGTGTGACCCAAGGCGACAAGATCCGCGAAATTTGGGAAACGGCAAGGCAGGGCATCGGTTGGCTCGGCCTGATCGGCGACGACAATGTGCCCGAGACGATCGCCTGGGATCGGCGCCTGGTCGATGCGCTCGATGGCTGGAACGTCGGCATCGTGTCCTGCAACGACGGCTGGCTGGCGCCGAACCGCGTCGCCAATTGCTGGGTGATGTCCGGTGAGCTTATCCGAGCGGTTGACTATATCTTCGCGCCCGGCATGCATCATCTGTTCGTCGACGATCTTTGGGAAACGATCGGCCGCGACAGCTCTTGCTGGCGCGTACTGATGGACGTGATGGTGCGCCACGCCCACGTCATGAAGGGCGAAGCCCAGCCCGACGCGACGCATCAGGATGTCTATGGCGCAGGCTTCACGCAGAAGCATCATGGGCCGGATCTACACAATGGTCTGTGGAAGGGCGACGAGGAAATCTATCGCGCCTGGCTGCAGGGTGATCGCGCGGTCATCTCAGCGAAGATCAGGAGCCATCGCAATGAGCCGGCGCGATTGAAGGTCGCTGCCAAAGCCGATCCGATCGTGGAAGCGCGGCGCAAGCGCGCTGTTTCGCGCCGCGTGATGATCGGTGTGCCGACGGCGCGGCAGCCGGTCTTCGAGTTCACGGTCGCCTTCGCCGACACGCTGGTGAAGCTGACGCAGCTCGGCATGGCATACGAGACCTATTTCATCATCGGCTCGTCGAACCTTCCCGCCGCCCGCAACAAGATCGCGGCGAAGTTCCTGGCGTCGCGATGCACCGACCTTGTCTTCATCGACGACGACATGGGCTGGAATCCGGATGCGCTGCTGCGCTTATTGGCCTCCGAGCAGAAAGTTATTGCCGGTGTCGGCCGCATGAAGGTCGACAAGCCGAACAGCGATCCGGAAGTCTGGTGCCTGCACCGCAAGGTCGCCAAGGACATGAGTTTCCCGCCGCAGGACTCCATGGGCGCCGTGGAAGTGTTTGCGGTCGGCACTGCGTTCATGAAAGTGGAGCGCTGCGTGTTCGAGCAACTGATCGCCGCGCATCCGGACTGGAAGCGCGACGGTCCGCCGAATATGCCGGCCGACATCAGGGCGAATTACTATCAGTTTTTCCGCTTCGATCCCGACGACCAGCGGGAGATGGGCGAGGACTATGTGTTCTGTCAGCGCTGGCGCGAGCTCGGCGGTTCGATATGGGTCGATCCGGAAATTGTGCTGTCGCATGTCGGCAGCAAGGCATGGACCGGCGCGCTCGCCGAAACCATGTTGCCGGCGCCGGTCGAGCGCCTGGAGGCCGCAGAATGAAACTTGTAACCTTCAACCGCATGCTTCGAGGCATGGGCAATCCGGCGCTGGTGCCGGATGATGTCGCAGCGGCAGCCGCAGCGCGCGGCGAAGTTGTCTCGGCGGAGGATTGGCCGCCTGGTGCCAAGCCTTCCCCTCCGCTCGAAGCGCACAAGCCGCAGACCTATCTGACCAAGGCTGCCCGCAAGCTCAAGGGCGCAGCCGCGGCGCGGATGATCTAACAGATGCCGCTCGATCGCGACATGCGGCTTCTGTACGTCGATCCGCATGGCTCGGCGCTCGATATCACCGTCGGCACATTGATCGATGGCATCCGGCAACAGATCCTCGAGGATCTGAAAACCGATCCGACGGTGGTCGCGGCACTGGCCAGCGCCGTCGCGACGCATTTGACGGCGACGGTCCGCCCTACGTGACGCCTGCGGGCGAAAAACTCGATCGCATGTTGAGTGAGGCGATCGCCCAATTCGGCGGTGCAAAGCCGCGCGAGGTTGCAAAGATGCCGGAGATCGGTGGCAAGTCATTGGCGGCGCAGGTGCGCCTGGGACTCGTTGATCTTAAAAAGCAGATCGACGATCTGAAACTTGATTCCGCCGCCGCGCTGACCGAGCTCGCGACCGAGATCGCCAACGGCAAGGAAGGCGTCAAGCGCATTCGCGCTGAGACCGCCGAGGTTAAAAGCGCGTTTGCCGAAATCCTCGGCAATGAGCAAGCAAACACTAGCGAACAGAAATGAGCCGGTCATGAAGCTGATCGCCCGATCAATCGTCGGTCTGTGGTTTCTGTTCTGCGGCGCGGCGCTGGCGCAGACCGCGCTGTTCTCGCATGCCAATAGCCTCTCGCTCGGAACCTCCTTGGTCGTTGAGACCAAGCCGCAGCATGTCCTGGCGTATTTCAATTGCACCGGCGTCGTCGGCGGCGCAGCCGGCTGGTGCATCGCGTATAATGGCGTCGCGGCGCCGAATACCGGCTCGCTGACCGGCGCGCTGGTGCTCGATGCTTGCTATTTCGATACCAGCGGCGCGGGCTGCTTGATCAACTATTCGCCGGGCGGCATCGAGTTTTCGCTGGGCATCACCATCCTGGTGACCTCTGCGTCATCGCCCTTCACCTACACCACCGGCACCGACACGGCGTTCATCTCGGCGAACTATAACTGAGGGGACCGCTAAGATGGTCGATGTCAACACTAAGCTCGTTGTCAGTGAGACCAGCGCCAGCGGCGAAACGCCGAGTGACGCATCTGTCGCCGATATTTTTGCAGGGAATGCGGGGGCGGCCCGGACTGCTCTCGGGCTCGGCTCCGCGGCAACTCAGGCATCATCGGCCTTTGCTACGGCAGCCGAGGGTGCAGCTGCGGCATCGGCGGTGCAGCCGGTGGTGGCCGGATCGGGTATCGGCGGCGGCGGCTTCGCCAAACACATTTTGCTTGCTGGCGGCGCGGCGGGCAATTTTACGGCGACCGGGATCAAAGTCGGCGACGAGCTCGACGAAGTGCTGTATTTCATCGGCGCCGGTACGGCGGTGACCGATATCTCCGATCTCACCAGCCAATTCACCATCACCGGCGCTAACACCATCAACAATACCGGCGGCACGGCGACGACCGGCGGCAAACTGCTAGTGCGCTGGACGAAGCTGACGTCCTGAATGAGCCGGAAGGTCGACCATGGTCTCTCCCGGCCCTACCATCATCGAGTCGGTCGCGGTTCCGACCGCGGGATTGTTCCAGGGCGGCGGTTTGTACGATCTGATCGATCTGCCGACGCTCAAGGACGATCTCGATATCAAGGATGGTTCCGCTGATAAGTTCCTGCAGCGGGCGATCACGCGGGTCTCGACCGATATTCGAAGGCACTGCAATCGCACGTTCCAGCTGCAGGGCTATCTCGAGCAATTCTGGGCGTTCCGCGATCCCTATCCGTGGCAGCTGCCCTCGGGATTCGCACCGTTGCAGCTCTCGCAATGGCCGATCGGAGGCACACCTTCGCTCTCCGGCACGGCGCCGCCGCTGCCATCGACGATCGCTGCGGTGGGCGGCGGATCTCTGGCACGGACAAACTACTTCGTGCGCACGACGTTCGTGACGGCAACCGGCGAGACCGGGACGTCGACAGAACAGAACCTCGTAGTGCCGGCAGGAAGCCTGTTGCAGGTCGATAACCCGCAACCGGATCCGGCCGCTCTTGCCATCGGCTGGAACGTCTATGTCTCGACGAGCGCAGGAACGGAGATCCTGCAGAATGCCTCGCCGATCAGCCTGAATGCATCATGGACCGAGCCCGCCGCGGGGCTCTTGACTGCAGGCCAGGCGCCGACGTTTCCGATCTTCATTTCGGTGACCGTGAATGTCCCGAATGCTGACAATAACAATCTGCCGACCAATCTGATCGAGGGCGTCGATTACATCGCCGATCGAGGCAAGGCGCAGCTCACCCGGTACTTCACAGACGGCATGCCGCGGCGCTGGGAGGCACTGCCGATCGCCGTGCAGTATTGGGCGGGCTATACCAAAGAAACGCTGCCGCCCGAGCTGCAGGACGCCTGCGAGCAATTGATCAAGCGGCGCTACTACGGGCGGTTGCGCGATCCCTCGATCCGTTCCGAGAACGTCGTCGGCGCGCTGGAGACGCAATATTGGTTCGCCTCGGGGCCCGGTTCCGATGGCCAGTTCCCGCCTGATATCGCCGCGATGATCGATCAGCATCGCATGCCGGTGATTGGATAATAACATGCGCCGCATCGGAGTTTTGCTTTTCGCGCTCTGCGCGTTGCTCGCGCCGGCGCTGGCGATGGACAATCCCGGTCCCTTTAACCTCGGCAACTTCATCGTTGCCGCGGCCGGGACGCAATGCTCGCCGGTTCCGGTTATAAACCTTCAAGGCCTCGATGCCGTCACCCTGCAGGTGCGCTTTGCCTACGGTTCCGGCGGAACGCAGACCAACGTCTTCATCCAGACGAGCGTCGATCAGGGGCAGAGCTTCTTCGATATTGCCAATATCGAATTCACGACTTCATCCGGCGTCGAGCTGGTCAATCTGTCGGGGTTGAATTCCGTCACCACGCCGACGGCGCCGAGCAATCTTGCCTTGTCGAATAACACGGTGCTCAACGGACCGATCGGAGATCGTTTGCAGGCCTGCGTGGTTTCGACCGGCACCTATGCCGGGCAGACCTTGGTCGCCGTCAACGGCGTGGCGCGGTGACCATCGCGCCGGCGCTTCCCGACCGCAACGCGGTCGCGGCCTATCGGCGCATGCTGGCGCGCACCGGGCAAGCGGTACTGTTCCGCCGCGTTTCCGGCCAGGCGCCGAACGTCGCAACGACGGACGCTGTCGTGCTGGCGGTGTTCCGCGCCTATCAGCCGACGGCGCCGATCGGATCGGGTGCGAAGTCTGGGGCAATCAGCGAGGGCTTGCGCGAGTTCATCGTGCTGCAGGCCGATCTTGCCGAGCAGCGCTTTCCGTTGCCGCTGCGCAAGAACGATCGGATCATTCCGGGGACGATGGTCGATGACTCATTCGTTCCTGGAACGGAGCTTTTCAATATCACTGAAGTCGATCCTGGCACTCGCATTGTTGCGGGCGCTATTGCGGGCAAAGCGGAGGGCGTCTGATGCTCCGCGTCACGGTCAATACCGGGGATCTGTCTGGCAAGCTTGATCAGCTTCCTGATGTCGTCAAGCAAGCGCTGGTCGGCGAAGCGACCCTCCTGACGGAATTACTGTTCGGCGCGGTCAAGGAAAAGGCCGGCGGCGATGTCGTCAAGGTCATCACCGGAGAATATCTGGAAAGCTTCCAGTCGAAGGTGAAGGTCAACCCCAAGAGCGTGAGCGGCCAGGTCTTCACCAAGGATCCTCGGGCGGGCGTTCTGGAATGGGGCGGCCATACACCGCCAAGAGATATCGCGCCGAAGAATGTCAAGGCGCTGCATTTCCTCGGCTCGAGCGGCGAAGTCTTTGCCGGGCTCGTCCACAATCCCGGCGCGCAGATCAAACCGCATTCGGTGCTCAATTCGACGCTGCAGGAACAGAAAGACGATATTCAGGCGCGCTTGACCGCGGCCGGGACCATGGCTGCATCTGGGGCAATCGATCAGTCGGAAGCCGGGAATGACTGATGGGCGCGACCCGCGAGCAGATCATGACTGCGCTGGTGGCGCAGCTCGAAGGTATCACCGCGCAGGGTAAGGCGCTGGTGGCAATCGGCCGCCGGCTGCGCGATCCTGAGAATGTTCCCGGCAACGAACGCCCCGCGTTGTTTCTGGTCGAATACAAGGACGAATGGGAGCGGCCGTCGCCCTCCGTTCCGCCGATCCGCAAGATGCTGGTGTGGGCGATCCTCTACACCGACGTCGGCACGGACGAAAATCTGATCCCGGCGACGCAGGTCAATTACTTCATGGAAGCGATCGAGGCTGCGTTGGCACCCGATAATCCGATGGTCGGGCGCTTTACGCTCGGCGGCCTGGTCTATTCCTGCATGCTGAAAGCCGAAGGCGTCCGTGCCGCCGGCGACACTACCGGCAAGAGCCTGTGCGCCGTGCCGATCGAAATTATCCTGCCATAGAGGGATCAAATATCATGGTCGAAGAGACAACCGCGACTGCAGCCAATGCCGCCGCTGCGCCGGCTGGCAAATACGATCAGCTCGTCAGCCAATGGGTCGCCGCGAACTTCGTCAACTCGGCGATATCTCGGAATACCGAGTGCTGGAACGTGCTGCAGAAGGCGCTCGACGATCTCAAGGTGCGGCTCGATAAGGCCGGCTGAGAACTTTCTTTCTTTAACACCAGCAACCCAGGCTCTTTCAGGAGGGCTCGACCATGTTCTCATTCGGCTCCGGCGTTTTGATCGGCACTCCTGCGGGAGCAGTGCCGACGCCAGTGAATTTCGGTCTCATCCAAGAAGCAACCTTCGATGAGGCCGGCACGCTCAAGTCGCTCTTTGGGCAGAACCGCCGGGCGCTCGCCGTCGGGGCAGGAACCATCAAGACGACGCTGAAAGCGAAGTCGGCCCGCATCAGCGGGCTGATGTTTGCTTCGCTCTATTACGGCATCGCAGCCGTCGCCGGTCAAAACACCACGGCGATCGGCGAAGCGGGCACAGTTCCGGCGAGCTCGACCTACACCATCCAGACCGCAAATCATACGACTTGGGTGCAAGATCAGGGCGTCATCTATGCGGCAACCGGATTGCCGCTGACGCGGGTTGCTTCGGTTTCAGCCGTCGGGCAATACAGCGTCTCGGCCGGCGTTTATACGTTCTATTCCGGCGACGCCTCGGCGAAGGTGTTGATCTCGTACAATTACACGGTTGCCTCGACCGGGCAGACGATCACGATTCCCAATCCGCTGATCGGTCCGACCGTGAGCTTCGGCGCCAATCTCTATACCGTCGATCCGACCACAGGCGGCAACATGACGCTGCAGCTCTACAATGTGGTGATGGCGAAGCTTTCCTTCGGCACCAAGCTCGAGGATTTCACGCTGCCGGACTTCGAGGGCGAGTGCTACGTCAACGCCGCCGGCAATATGGGCGAGTGGTCCTTCCCGGATACGTTCTGATCATGGCCAGCATCACAGTGACGCTGGGCGGCGTCGATTATTCCGTCCCCAAGCTCAACCTCGGGCAAATGCGCGAGGTCACCAAGGCGTTCTCCGGGGACAAGGACGATATCTCGTTCTCGATCCTGGCGATTGCGCTCAAGCGCGCCGATCCAAAGCCGATCGACCCGATGGCGATCGAGGCCGAGGTTACCGAGATCGGCGCCGCCGTCTCGGCGATCCTTGAGTTCGCCGGCTTCACGAAGGCTGCGGCTGAAAACCCTACGGCGCCCCGGGCGGAGGCAACTGGATAGAGTTCTGGGACGAGCTGTTCGGGCGGCTGATTTCCAATACCGGATGGACGCCGGCGCAGATCGAGGAAATGACCTTCGACGACGTGATGGCATTGCTCAAATACTGGCGCAAGCATCCCCCGCTGCGCGACCTGGTTGCTGGCTTCATCGGCTACAAACCCCCGCCCGATACATCCCCTGACGACAAGCGGCGGCCGCCGACCATCGCGGAAATCAAGATGCGCTATCCCGACGGGATCATGCGAGGCTGATTGATGGCCGATACCGTCCGCGTGCAATTCTCCGCCTCGATTGGTGCGCTGATCAAGGGCGTCGAGGACGCCAAGTCGGCAATCGAGTCGGTCAAGGAGTCAACCGACAAGGTGACCGCGGGCGCGAAGTCGCTGCTCGAGGTTTTCGGCGTTGCATTTTCGAGCGAAAAGATTATCGCATTTGTCGGGCAAATGGCCGAGCTCGGCGAACAGGTCGAGCGATCGTCCGCAATCCTTGGTACATCAACCAAGAGCGTGCAGGAGCTCGGCTTCATCGCCAAGTCGACCGGCGGCGATGCCGAAGGGCTATCGCTCGCCATGGAGCGGCTGCAGGTCAATCTGCAGAAGGCGCAATCGGGCGCCGGACCGGCCTATCAGGCGCTGAAAGCACTCGGTCTGTCGGCGAAAGAACTGAGCAGTCTTTCGCTTGATCAGCAGCTCAACAAGATCGCCGACGCCTTCGCCAAATTCGGCGATGGCCCAAACAAGACGGCGATCGCGATTGAGCTCCTTGGCCGCGCCGGCGCGCAGATGATCCCGGTGCTCGATCAGGGCAGCGACGGGCTCGAAAAGCTCCGTGGTGTGGCCGATAATACCGGCGCGGTCCTTTCGAAGACTGCTGTCGATAGCTTGAGCGCGCTCGAGCGCGCGCTGGTTGGTTTGAAGGGTGCCGTCACCGGCGCCGCCGGCGCGTTAGTTGCGGAGTTAGCGCCGGCGTTGACGCGCGCCGTCACTGGCACCACCGAACTGATCGGTAGTGTCAACGTTGCCATTCAAACTCATACGGTCTGGCAACGGGAGATGATCGCGCTCGCCACTGGCGCGGCGGAACTCGGCCAGGCGCTGGCCAATCTCGGCACGATTGCCAAGGATGTCTTCACGCTCAATTGGGGCGCCATCGCTTCTGATCGGGCGGCCGGGCTGGCGCGGGTCGAACAGATCCAGAAAGAGGGCGACGACAAGATCAACGCCATCGCCCGGCAGGCGGCGACCGAACTGCAGAAAATCCTTGCTGGTGAGCCCGGTGAAGCAAAGCCGCAAGCGCCATCATCAGCGGCTCCCGATAGGTCTGCCATAACGGCGCAGATGGAGCAATTCCAGACCCAGATCAAGCTCTATGACGCCGCCTACAAGCAGACACAGGAAATTCTCGCCGGCGAAGTCAAGTTGCATCAGATCACTTATGATCAGGAAACGCAGCTTCTTCTGCAGGCGCTCAATCGCCGTCACACTGAGGAGCTCGCGGCGCTCAATACGGAATCTCAGATCGCCGGATTGACGGCGGCGCAATATCAGAAGCTCATCGATCAAAAGCTCCTGCTCGATCAGAAATGGCGAACAGATCACGACAAGATCGTCATCGCGGCCGCAGAAAAAGACGCCAAGGAATGGCAGGCGGCATTGACTCCGTTTACGTCGGCATTTGACTCGCAATTAAAGGGCTTGTTGGACGGCACAGAAAATTGGGCGACCGCGACGAAGAGGATCATCCAGGATTTGGTCCTCGATGGGATCAAATATCTCGAGAAGCTGGCGATCGAGAAGGCGGCGGTCGGTCTGACCTCGCTGACGGGCGGCGGTCCGACGTCCCTGCTCGGGGGTTTGCTGGGCGGCGGCCAGGCCGCGGCGCAGACGGCCAACACAACGGCCGTCACGGCGCTGACTGCGGCGGTTGCCGCCAACACTGTAGCGCTTAGTGGTGAAACAGCGGTGGCCGCTGGGGGCGGTGCTGCGGCGGCTGCAGGCGGCGCTGGCGGCCTGCTGAGTGGCTTCAAATCGTTGTTCTCGCTGTTGGGCATCGCTGCGCTCGACGTTGGGGGCTATGTGCTCGGCGGCGGCTTGGCGATGATCCACGCCGGCGAGACGATCACGCCGGCGAACGTTCAGACGCCCTATGCCGGGCCTGGCGGTTCAAGCGGCGGTGGCGTGACGCACAACTGGAACATCATGGCGTGGGACGGCCCGTCGGTGCAGAGCTGGCTCACGCGTGGCGGCACGCTACAGCTGATGAAGGCGCTCTCCGGTGCTGGCCCACTCAATCCGAGCTTGGCATGATCGATGGCACTTCCCGTTTTCCCGACGCTGTCGGCCCTGGGCTGGCCGGTCAAACGGCCGGTGAATTGGAATACCGTCAAGCAGGATGCGCTGTCGGGCAAACGCACCCGCGTGCCGCTCTACAGCTATCCGACCTACAGTTATGAGCTGACGATCAATGCGCTGAATTCCGCGACGATCGCGCTCGGCGGTCTTGTCGCTTTGGAATGGCAGGCGCTGCTCGGCTTCATCAACTCGGTGCAGGGGCCGGGGCAGCTCTGGGCCTATAGCGATCCGAACGATAACGCGGCTGCCAATCAGGAATTCGGTACCGGCGACGGCGTCACCACGGCGTTTCAGTTGGTGCGCACGCTCGGCGGTTTTACCGAGCCGGTGTTTCTGGTCAACGGCACGCCGACGATTAACGTCGCCGGGTCGCCTGTAGTGCCGGCATCGATCTCGCCTTACGGCGTGGTGAATTTCTCGAGCGCACCGGCATCCGGCGCGGCGTTGACGTGGACCGGGTTTTTCTACTGGCCGTGTCGTTTCGACGATGACTCGATCGAATTCTCCAACTTCATGTCGACGCTGGCTGAAGTGAAAAGCCTGAAATTCTCGACGGAAAAATTGCCGTGAGCCATGACGACAACTCCGGCACTGATCGCGCTGTTCAATAACATCGTCGAGACGGCCGCGCCATTCTATGTTGCAAGGCTCTACACGATCACGATGTTTCAGGGCGGACGAATCCGCTTCACTGATGCCGACTTCGACATCGTCGGGAATTCCACAAGCACGTTGGTCAACGGCTATAGGTATCCGTCCGGCGGCATCAAGGTCGATCAGAAACAGAGCAAGACCCAAGCGCATCTGAAAGTCGGCACCGATACCGATACCTGGGTGCTGGTGCTGATGCCGCGGCCGTTCGATTTGGTGACCGGAGCGGCGTTTCCCGACACCATCGGCTCGGTGCCCTGGCTGCAGGCGGCCTCTGGCGGAGCTCTCGACGCCGCGGACTTTCAGGTCGACGAGGCCTTTTTCTCGGCATTGCCGACGTGGCCGATGCCGCCCGGTGGCGCTTCGCCGGTCGGATGCCGAACCATCTTCGCCGGCACTGTCGCGGAGGTCGACACCACGAACGCCGTGGCCGTGCTCACGGTCAACGATTATCGGTCGCTGCTCACCATCCAGATGCCGCTGCACTTCTATGAAGCGCAGTGCCGGCATACCCTGTTTGACGTCGGGTGCAACGCATCCGGCAACATGAATGCGGCGAGCTTTGCCATCAATGGAACGGCTGGCTCCAGCTCGACACAAGCGGTTATCGTCGGCACCGACTTCCCGGTGCCTCTGGGATCAGGAACCTACCTACTCGGTCGCATTGTCTTCACCGGCGGCTTGAACGCCGGATTCCAGCGCACGATCTCTGGCTGGGATGGCAATCAAACGTTATCGCTGCTCAATCCCTTTCCGTTTGCAATCGCCGCCGGCGACCCATTCACGGTCTATCCGGGCTGCAACAAGCTCTACGCGACATGCGGTCTGTTCAACAATCAACCTAATTACGGCGGGCAGCCCTGGATTCCGCCGCCAGAGTCGCAAGGATGACCGAGGAAGCCGAACGCGACCGCGTCGATGCGATCGCGCGGACGTGGCTGCGGACGCCGTTTCACGATCATGGCGAGGTCAAGGGCGCGGGAGTTGATTGCGCCACGCTTCTGAAATGCGTGTTTCTGGAAGCCGGGCTGATCGAGCCTTTTGAGATCGGCTATTATTCACCGCAGTTTTTTCTTCACCAATCGGAAGAGCGTTACCTCGGCTGGGTGCGGAAATTTGCCCACGAGATTCCGCTCGAGCATGTCAAGCACGGCGATGTGGTTTTGTATAAGGCTGGAAAGTGTTTTTCTCACGCTGCATTGATCGTCAAGCCGGGCTGGCCGTCGATCATTCACGCTCATTTCGGCGCCCGCTGTGTGCGCCGCGGCTTCGGTACCTCCGTGCATCTCGGCATTCCGATCCTCGACGTAAAATTCTTTAGCAAATGGCAGCGCTGATGTGGCTCGGTTTCTCACTGGTCTCTTCGGTGCAAGCCCTGTTTCGCCGCCGGCGACGTCGCTGCGCATCAACACCTCGCTGCAGGGCGTCCCGATCGCGTTGATGCTGGGCGGCGCCAATCGGCTCGCCGGCAATCTAATCGACTATACCAACTTCAACTATCAGAACGCGCCGACTGGCGGCAAAGGCGGCCTGTTTAGTGCCGGATCGGGCAAGGGTAATTCCGGCAATTATATCTATTTCGTTACCTTCATCGTCGGCATCTGCGAAGGCCCGGTTGCCTCGATCTCCGGCATGTGGATCAACGGCACCGGCAATGCGCTGCCGGACACCGATCTGCCGGCATCGACCATTCTCACGCTCGGCAACTACAGCTATCAGGCGGAGGATTATCTCGGCGATTACGAGCAGGATCCGTGGGGCTATATGCTCGACACGGACTCGTCGCACGCGCTCAACTATCGCGGCATCTGTTACAGTGCATTCGGTAACTTTCCGCTCGGCTCGTCGACCGCGATTCCCAACTTCACCTTTCAGGTCGGGTCGACCAACCAGAGCAATGTTATTCCCGGCCAGCCTGATGGCGATCCCTCGATCGCGCTGACGGCATTCCTGACTAATGAGTATTACGGCCTCGGCTTCCCGAGCGCGCGTCTCGGCTCGCTGGCAAATTGGCAGAGCTATTGCATCGCGCTCGGCTTTGGCGTCTCGCCGGTGATCGCTTCGCCGATCGCGGCTTCTGCCTTTGTCAATGATCTGACCGCAGCCACCAATGCGGCGCCGTGCTGGCAGGACGGCGAGTTCACGGTTGTTCCCTACGGCGACAAGTCCGTTACCGCCGGGCAGATCCAGGCCATCACCGAAACCTACGACGTCCCGCAGGATCAGGAAGGCGTCGACAGCAACAATACGCCGCTTTATTTCCCGAGCATCAAGGTCAGCTTCTATGCGACCTTTGCCGGCGATGGTGGTGTCACTTATCTGAGCGGCGCCCCGCTACAGAAGGTTTCGACCTACGCGCCGACCGGCTATTCGACATCGGGAACGCCGGCGCAGGGGCAATACTACGAGCAGGGCGGCGTCTATTATTTCAGCCCGGCCGATATCAACGCCGGCGTATTGATCACCTATAATTACGCAGCGACCGCGTCCTACGTTCCGAACACCTCGCCGCTCTACGCCTTCACGCTCGACGACTTCCTGCCCAATCAGGGCACGCTCGGCACGGGACTGGCCGTCAACAATTCGCCGCTGATCTGTGTGCGCAAGTCGCGCGATCAGATGCTCAACGACATCAAGGTCGAATACCTCGACAGGAACAACACCTATAACCCGGTCGACATTGAGGTAAAGGACGAGGCGTCGATCACCTCGTTCAACCGCACGCGACCGAGCGACATCAAGCAACTGCATTTCTTCTGTCTGGCCGCGGCGGCACAGCAATCAGCAACGCTGTCGCTGATCCGGCAGCAGATCGCGCGCACTTTCCAGTGGACCTGCGGCCGCCACTTCATGCTCATCCTTGAGCTGATGGCGCTGGTCACGGTGACCGACGAAGGCCAGGGGCTGCTCGAGCAGCCGGTCCGCATCATCGAGATTTACGAGAACCAGGACTTCTCGCTCACTATCACCGCCGAGGAATATCTCGGCACCGTATCGGCGCCGCAATATGGCACGCAGCCGAGCTTGCAGCCGGCGCTGAATTACAACGCCGATCCGGGACCGATCAACGCCCCGATCATCTTCGAGCCGACCGACGAACTCGCCGCCACGATGATCTCGGGCGGCGGCCTGATGATCGCCGGCGCCATCTCGGGAGAAAATACAAGTCTCTGGGGCGGCTGTAACGTTTGGGCGAGTTACGATGGCGAGAAATATACCCAGATAGGGGAGATCATCGGTCCAGCGCGCATGGGCGTCACTACCGCTGACCTGCCGCCGGTCGATATCAATCCGACCGGACAGACCATCGACCAGGCCGACACGCTGGCGGTTTCGCTCGCGGAAAGCGCCGGCACGCTATCATCCGGTACGACGCTCGATGTGCTCTCGCTCAACACGCGTTGCTTGGTCGGCAGCGAAGTCATCGCCTATGAAACGGCGACGCTGACCGGGCCGAATGCCTATAATCTTACCTACCTGGTGCGCGGCGCTTACGGCACCGAGAGCGAGATCGTCGATCATCCGGCCGGCACGCCGTTTGCCCGGCTCGACAGCAACATTTTCGCCTTCCCTTACGATCAGAGCCGCATCGGCTCGGTCGTCTATCTGAAATTCCAATCCTTCAACATCTATCAAGGAGGGACACAAAACCTCGCCGACTGTGCGGCTTATCCCTACCTGATCACCGGGGCGGCACTGTCCTCGCCGCTGGCGAACGTCACCAACCTGCGCTCCAACTACAACGCCAATATCGGCTTCAATCAGCTCATCTGGGACAAGGTGAGCGACTTCCGCAATCCGACCTATGAGGTCAGGGTCGGTGCCACCTGGCAATCGGCGGTCATTCTCGACGACGACGCGCAATCGCCGTTCACCGTTCCCGGCAACGGCACCTATTGGGTGTCGGCCTACGCACAACCGGCATCCGGACTGCAGGTCTACTCCGAAGCGCCGCAGAGCATCACGATCTCAGGCGCCGTTCTCACGCAGAACGTCATTCTGTCGATCGACGTGGCAGCGGCGTACTGGCCGGGGACTTTTACCGGCGCGGTCGGCTACGATGCGACCGACAACGCGATCCGCACCGGGTCGCGCGCCAACGTCCTGGCGATCACCGATTTTCTCAATACGCCGGACATTCTCAACATTGGCGGCGATTCCGGATCGGGTACGTTCTATCCCTCCGATACCTATCTCGACATCGGCTATGTCGCCAACGTGTCGGTGTCGGTCGCTTATCAACTCACCGGCGTGCCGGCATCGCAGAACGTGCTGGCGCTTGCCGACTTTCTCGGCACCGCGGATATTCTCGGCGCCGCCAACACCGCCTTCGTCGAAGGCTATCCGCTGATCCAGACGGCGACCGCACTCGGCGGCGACCTCTATGCGCTTGGCGATCTTTACGCCTATCCCGATCTCTACGCTGCTTCCGATCCGGCGTGGGGCGACTGGCAGAAGTTCTCGCCGGGCGCCTATCAGGCGCGGTTCCTCGATTGGTCGTTCTTTCTGGAGTCGGTCGATCCGGCTGCGATCGGCTACGACACGGTCTTTAAGATCACGGCGACGATCCCGCCGCGCATCGATCAATATCCGCTGACCACGTCGTCGTCGGCGACGACCAGCGTAACATTCGGGCAATCCGGCGTTACTTCGACTGCGCCGTTAATCGGCACGGCGTCGCCGTTCAATGGTGGTGCCGGGCCAGGGGACTTGCCAGCAATCTCGTGGGGCATCGTCAACGCGCAAGCCGGCGATGATCTGATCGTCACGGCGCTGTCGCTGTCGGCCGTCACCTTCGAAATCTTGAACGGCGGCAGCAAGGTCGCGCGTCAGCTCACACTCACCGTTGAAGGGTTTTGAAATGCGCGATCACATCATTCATGGCTCGATAGCCGCCGTTGTTGCTGTGGCTGTCAGTGCGGGTGCGGTCCACTATGCGCCGAAGCACGTCGAGCAGGTCACGCACTCGATCGCCGTAAGCAAGCATGCGTGGCCCGATCTTACCGATGTGCAGAAGGCGGCATTCGCGGCCGCGGTGAAGGGTCTGCGCTACAAGGTCGATATCGTCTCGGCCGACGCGGCAGCGACCGATCTTGCCCAGGATCTCGATGACGCGTTCGAGGATGCGAAAGTCAGCAGCGCGCTTGACCGATCGTTTTATCCGCTCGGCTATGGCATCGAGCTGACGGCGGCGCGAGGCGACAAACAGCTTGCGGATGCCGGGAAGGTCGCGTCGGCGCTGAAGGCCGCACTCAGCGATCGTTACGCGGTCACCGTGGTGCCAGGCAACCGCGACTTCATGATCATCACTATCGGCAAGCGCCCGCGCTGAGACGGCCGCACATTAGGAGGCGTCATTGCCTGGACCGACTTTGAGCGGCAAGGAATTTGCCGGGCGGCTGATTGCGCTCGAGGCGGTGGTGACCGCCGTTGCCGGCCAGCTCGCCGCGACGCTGCCGCCCGACCGCGCGCAGGCCATGCTCGCGGCGGTCAAGGCGGCGAGCAAGGAAATGGTCGACGATCTGGCGCCGGAATTTTCGCCGACGCCGCCGATGGTGAAGGAGATCGAACAGTTCGCCGACAAATATGTCGACCTCTGGCTCGACATGATCGGCAAGACCAGCGCGACCATCGCCAAGGCCGTCGCCGCCAAGCCCGCGGCCTGACGTTCTCCCGATAAGGATCGTTCCATGATGCTCAGACGCGCCCTGGCGCCGCTGTTCGGCTGCGCGCTTTTGCTGGCGGCGCTGGCCGCGCCGTTCATCGCCGGCGCCTCGCAGAATTCGTGCGTAATGCCGACGACCGGCACGGTCTCCGGCCTGACGCTGGTCAACGATATCAATGCCTGCACCGGCTCGATCCTCACGGTCTACAGCGGCGGCTCGGCGCCGTCGCCGGCATCGACCGGAATGCTGTGGTGGAACACGTCGACGAGCATCGTCAGCCAATATGACGGTACCGACTGGAACGCACTTTGGTATGTCGACGCGACTAATCATCTGATCGCGATGCAGATCGGCGGCGGCGAGCAGCAGACCATTGCCTCGGCGTCGACCACCGATCTGTGGTCGGTGCCGCAATCGTCGGTTACCGTCAGCGGCACGACGACGATCACGCAGCTCGCCAATAACGATGCGGTGCCGGGCTCGCTCAAGCTGGTGACGTTCCAGGGCGCGCTGACCTTGACGCAAGGGACGCCGCTTGGCCTGCCGAATGGCGGCAACAACATCACGACGGCGGCCGGCGACTATGCTTTGGTAATGGCGCTGACCGCGACCAATGTGCAGGTCGTCGTCTATATGCGCGCGACGGGAGCGCCACTGTCGTCAGTCGGGCTCAGCCTCGGCTCCTCGGCTCTGGCAGCGTCGGCGACCGGCTTCGGATCTCCGATCAACGGCAGCCTGCTCGGATCGAGCGCGAGCAACCAGCTCACGGTCGCATTGGTCGGTGTCAACGGCTCCAACGCCTCGTCGACCAATCCGATCCTGACCAGCTTCCGCAGCCAAACTGGAAACAACAGCACGTCTGCGGTCATTCCCGGCGTGCTGACAGCGGCCCTGAGCATGACGCTCGGCTCGACCGACAACATGGGCTGCACCACGGCGGTGCTGTGCCGCCTGTGGGTCACGGCGGTCTGCCAGACGGAAAGCGCCGGCGCCTGCACCTCGATCCTGCTCGGCCTGAGCAATCAATCCACGCCGACGCAAATCTATCAGCTCAACGAGGCAGTGCTGCAGAATACCGGATCTGGCACTACCGGCGGCACGGCGGCGGGTACCATCCAGACCTCGATTGCGAGCCTGAGCGGCAAGGCAATCCGCATCGTCGGCTACGTCGAGGCGATCTGGACGTCGGGCACCGGCTGGGCGTCGCCGAGCTATGTGCAAATGTTCGGCCCCGGCATCAAGAAGCCGGGAGACGTGGTGCAGATCGTTTACGGCGTGAACGTAACAGGGACCAGCACGACCAGCTCCACGTTTCAGATCACAGGCACGGTGCTGAGCATAACGCCGACGTCGGCCGCGAATCTCGTGAATGCCCAGGTACTGGGATTTCTATATACCGGAACTAACGTCGGCACAGAAGCCGTAGCGCAGCTCGCGCGGAGCAACGCCAGTTCTGGACCGTCAAATCTGTTTGGAAATATCGCAGCCACCTATACCGGCGGTTCGATAAACGCGGGAGCGTCTGCCGCGCTCGACGGTCTCGACGCGCCGAACACGACGAGCGCGACGCAGTACAGCGTCTACTTGAAGACGAACGGAACCGGCACCGGCACCTGGCTCGGCGGATTCACCACGGGTACGCAGAGTTCAATGATGCTCATAGAATACATGAGCGCGCTGGAGCCGGCGAACGACGACGGCGCGCCACTGCAGATGGTCGGGTAATTGCTGATGCGCTCTTTCAAAGCGATCGTTGCCGGGATCTGGTTTGCGCTTGGCGTTATGATTTCGCCTGCGCTCGCGTCGCAGGCGACCGTGTCGCCGGTGCCCGGCTCGCCGTTGCCGATGTCGAGCCTGGCAACATATCTCAACGCGGCATTTCTTTCGATCGGTAGCTGCAACAGCGGCAACTCGGCGCCGGCCAATGATAATGGCGCGGCGTTCGCCGGCGAGTGCTGGTGGAACACGACCAGCAATCCGTGGGTGCTCTCCGTTACGCCGGATGGCACGAATTGGGTCGAGATCGGCACGCTCAACACCTCGACGCTGGTATGGAAGCCATATTTCGGAGCATCGCCGGTGACCGTCAGTGCACCGATCACGTCGAATCTGTCGGGCGGATCGCTTTCGGTCTCATGTCCTGAATGTTTCGTCGCGCTGCATCGCGATCTCGGGGGCATGTGATGACGCGCGCACTTCGCATCGCTGCGGTCCTGTTCGGGCTGTGCGGCAGCATCGTCGCCGCGCACGCGCAATTCCTGATGCCGGGCGAGCGCGCCAATCAGCGCATGTGGATGATCGGCGATTGCACCTGGTCGCCAGCCGAGCATGGGCTCACTTGCAAGAGTATCAATTCGATAAGCTGGCCGAGCTCGGGCACGTCTGGCGGCATTCCGTATTTTCTCACCACGGGCTCTATCGCATCGTCCGCACTGTTGGCGCAAAACGCCTTCGTCATCGGCGGCGGCGTCGGGGGCGCGCCTGCCACCATTGCCGTTTGCACCAGCGCGCAAATTCCGATCGGGCAATCCGGCGCGCCCTCTTGTCAGACGATCAGCGGCGACGTGACGATCACGAATGGCGGCGTGACCGCCATCGGCGCCAATGCCGTCAGCAACGCGAAATTCCGTCAGTCGGCGGCGCTATCCGTCGTCGGCAACTGCACCAGCTCGACGGCCAATGTCGCCGACGTGACGGGTACGGCCAACCAGGTGCTCGTTGTCAACAGCGGTGGTACGGCTTGCAACTTCGGTCAGGTCAATCTCGGATCGTCGGGCGCCGTCTCCAATGTCGGCTACGGGCTATCGCAGGGCGGCGGCAATCTGCAGGTGCCGCTGATCGCGGCATTTGCGCAAGCCAACATCGGCGGCATCTGAAAATTACCATCAGCGAGGACATGAAAATGCTGCGCAGAATCATCGGCGCCGTCACGGCGCTTGCTATTGTTGTTGCCGCGGCGCTGGCGCCGCTGCCGGTGCTGGCAGCGGTCACCGCGACGCCGGTCTTCGTGCAGACGCCGAATATCGGCGTGCAGACCTTCATTCAGGGCACCGATACCGCCGGCACCTATAAGACGCTTTATACCGGCGGCAGCAACGGTTCGAAATGCACCGGCCTGATGGCGGAGAGCAACGACAACAGCGCCACGCATCTGCTGACCGTCGAGATCATTCACAGCTCGACCACGGTCCCGATGGCTGCCGTCACGATCCCGTTGAGCGGCGGCGCCTCGACCTACGGGACGCCGCTCAACCTGATGTCGTCGACCAACTGGCCGGGGCTGCCGGTCGATAGCGACGGCAATCCGTATTTTTATCTGACAAACGGCGACACCTTGAAGGCGACCTACGCCACCAACCTGACATCCACCGATCAGATCAACTTCATGGCGGTCTGCGCCGACTTCTAAGTGCGGTCCTTGGACGACGAAGCAGAGAATAGGCCGCCATGCTGAAACGCGCTCTCAAGATCGCGCTCGCGACGCTGTTGCTTGCCGGCACCTTGAGTGCCGCGCAGGCGCAATTCATCTCGCCCGGCGAGCGATCGCGGCCGCGGGCGTGGATGACGGGTGACTGCACCTGGAATCCGACGCTGCACGTCATCCTCTGCCCCAAGGTCAACGGCGTTACGATCGGCCCCTTGGCGACGTTGAGCTCACCGCTCAATACGACGAACGGCGGCACCGGCATCGATGCACCAACTGCGCATTCGCTGTTGCAGGCGGAAGGAACGAGCGCCCTCGGTCTGATCACGGCAGCGACCGCCGGTAATATCCCGATCGACCAGGGTGCCGGCTCGGATTGGCTGTCAAAGGCCCTTAGTGGCGATTGCGCGCTTGCGGCAAGCGGCGCGATCACCTGCACCAAGACCAGTGGCACGGCGTTCGGCCCTCTCGCGACCGTCGCCAGCGAATCCTCAAACGTCATCTACAAAGGCAATGGCTCGAGCGCGCCGACGGCGTCGGCGCTTTCCGACAACGGCACGATCGTTTCATCGTCGGAGTCGATCGACCTCACCAGCAACGCGCTGATTTCTGAAATCGCCAACGCTTCGTCGACCGGCACCACGCTCAACAAGCTGGCGAAGCTGACCGGGGCGCCGTCGACGGCGCTGATTACCGCAACCACGGATACCAATACGGCGCTGGGCGTCGTCGTCGGCAACGCCGGCACCACCGGCAATGCGCAGATCGCGCTCGAAGGGCAAGCGTCCTGCGTTTTCGACGGGGCCACCACGGCCGGCGATTATGTGCAGATCAGCTCGACCGTGGCGGGCGACTGCCATGACGCCGGGGCGACCTATCCGACCAGCAATGAAGTGCTAGGGCGGGTGCTGTCGACCAATGGCGCTGGCGGCACCTATGCGATGCTGCTGTTCGGTCCGGAGATCGATGCGGCCGCTGGCGGCGGCGGCGGGCTGTCGAGTGTCGATATTGTCGCCGGGACGGGCATCAGCGAAAGCGGAACGTGCAATTCGACGTCATCGATAAATTGCACACTTTCGGTATCGGCGCCGTCGCTGGCAACAGGTTCAAGCACCGGCCACACGCTCACCGCACCTTTCGGATATTTTGTTTGCACTTCGACCTGCACGGTAACGCCCCCGGTGCCGGCGGCGGGTTATCAGTTCTGCGTCATGAACGGCGACAACGTCAGCACGGTGATAACGCTCGGTGCGATCGGATCGAGCGCCTATTATGAAAAAACCCAGCGCACCGGGTACGGCACGGCCGGCACGGGAACATTGACTAGCGGCGGCGCCGTGGGCGACATGGTTTGCATTGTCGGTCTCGATTCAACGCATTATCTGACAACGACCTTTGTTGGTACCTGGACCGCATCGTGAAAAAATTTCTTTTATTTTTTTCCGTTTTTGTTTCTCTGTTCGCTTACGGCGATGTGCCTCGCGCGCAACTGCTGTGGCCCATCGTTGATTTTGGCTGCAACGTACCAACCGCCAACAGTCTTGGGGGGAACGCCAACGCATCGGGGGCAACGGTAGCGCTCACTAGCGTCAATGTGCCGGCGCGCTCGCTCATCGTCGTTGGAATTACAGAAATACAGCCATCCAGCAACGGGTCTGTGGCTGACTCTGCTGGCAACTCCTACACGCTTATCAAACAAGCCTACGTTAACGGCAATTCTGGCTTGGGGAATATCCAGCTTTTCTATGCCTATAACGTCTTGCCGCTATCAGGCGGTAGCATAACCTACACTAAAGCGACTTCCGGTGATGCTACTTCAATCAGCGCGCTTTTCGCGTCCTGCATCCAGACCACGCCTTCTCCATTAGATGCGGCGGTGACGGCGTCGGCCACTGCCAGCAGCTCGACTCCATCCGTTACCAGCGGAACCCCCGGTCAAGCAGGTGAACTGTTTGTCGGCTTCTTAGGATGGAATGGCACAGGGACTTTTACTCAGGACTCAACAAACGCAGCATGGGCGTCCACATTAACTTTTGAGAACAGCAGCAGCGCCTCCGGGGGAGGCGGCAGCGTTGTTAATTCCGGTACAGGAACTCTCAAGTACGCCCCGACAATGGGAACGTCGCACTACAACGCCATCATCATCGCGGGATTTAAGCATCACTGAACCCGCAAAATCGTGACCGGCAATTGAGATAGGTATTGGCTGCGGCGGCATGTTCTCGTCGCAGCACCCACACTACTTCGCCGCGGTTTTCGCGCGCATGCTCGACAACGAGATCTATGAGAAGGGCTGTTGCGGCATAATCGAACATTTCGCGCATCGCCGCGAAATCCCACACGTGAAAATGAATGTTTTCGCCTTGGTTCTGTAGCACGGTTGCACGTCTTTCAACCTTCGTTGCCGCCAATCGTTCGACGTTCTTGACCCAATCCCGGTAGTGCTCGCGGCGCGAGCATCTCGGTCCTTCGTTGAAATCCCTGATGATATGCTGCAGCGGCGTAATCGCGCGGCGTTTATCGAAGGTGAACCTTTTGTCCGGCAGGGTGATGAAGGCAATGCCGTCCCGGTGCAATACGCGACTGACCGCCGCCAGCGCCTGCAGTGGATTTTCGACGTGTTCCAGCACGTGATTGGCGATGACGAAATCGAGACTCGCATCGCCAATGCCGTCAAGCGTTTCCAGATCGGATACGATGTCTGGCGACTGCACGCGGATATCGGAAGAATACATTGTCCGCAACGCGTTCCCCGGCGCGCGGTCGACGTAGCGGGCGTTCGCACAATCCGGCAGGCGTAACGGGGCATTGAGCGCGCCGACCTCGATGCCGTCGCCGCGGATGTATCGCCTCGCTAATTCTTCTCTCAGTTCAAGATGACTCCGGCGCCGCAGCAGGCGACGCAAAAACGGCGTGGCAAGTCGCGCCTTGATCCGGTTCCAGCGATTTGTCGCCCGAATATTCATGCGGCTCGTAGCTTAGAACGCGCGCCAGCCGCGCGCAATCGCGCAAAGTTTCAAGGTGACCGATGCGATCCTTGCTCGCCATGCTGATCCTTTGGGGTTTCTGATGGCGCGGCATTTCGGTATTCCGGCGCGCGACGTGCATCAGGAAGCGCACGGCGACTGGCCGCATCTCGATCTCGGACCGCTGGAGCAGCTCGATCACGACGCCGACAGGGGCATTCATCGAATGTTCGTTGTCGCCGGCGTCGTCGCTGCGCTGGCAATGGCCGTCATTCTCATCGTCTGGCTGGTCGGTTTGTTTATTGCTCGACCGGCGCACGCCGGCGATCCGACCGGCTATTGGGCAAACCTGATCGCTCAAGGCAAAGCGCCGCCGGCGGAATGGTGGAACGGGCTCGCGAGTAGCAAAGGTCCGTGCTGTTCCGGCGCCGACGGCAGGGAAGTCAGGGACGTCGATTGGGATACCGACGGACCAAACGGCGGCTATCGCGTGCGGCTATGTCCGCGTTGGGTCGAAGGGGGAGGCGACTGCCCCGTAAGGAAGGAGTGGATCGCCGTGCCGGACACCGCGGTCATCCCCGATCCCAACAGGTATGGTCCCGCTGTCGTATGGCCCTATTGGGACGTTGAGAGCGTTACACAAATCCGCTGTTTTCTGCCGGGAGCGGGCGCGTGATGAATTACGTCTGCACTTGGTGGAAGCAGATAGGGCAGACCGATTGGGTTGATCTGCCGTCTGGTGTCGGGCGCGGACGTTCAACGATCTTTCAATGTGTCGAAACCGGCGAGCAGAAGCTCGCGGGCGAGCTGCCGATCGGCGCGCTCTATGCCAATGATCGCAGCGACTGCAAGGTCCGGATAGCTGGCCCGCCAGCGGGCGCTGATGGGCTCTCGATCGTTTGCGTCTGTATCGGGAATTCCGGTCCGGACAGTCGGCATCATTGGTACATCGATGATCGCGCCAGCAACTGCACCAAGCCGGATGACAAGACGCATCGCTGCTGGGTGCGACACGGCACGTTCGGGGAAAAGCTAACGGTCGACAAGGCGGGCAACACCTGCGCCGCCGGCGCCGGCTCATTCTTTATGGACAATCAGCGTTGGCACGGTTTCCTGCGCAACGGCGTCCTGGTGCAAGGCTGACTGAAAAATGAATTTGCGCAATTACGTTCCCGGCGCGCTGCTCGGCCTCATCGTCGGTTTGGCCGTGGCCTTTGGCTTGCATGCCTACGATCACGCGCAGCGCCATGAGGCGGTTGCGGCTGCGCCTGCTGTTGTTCCCATCGAGCCGGCGCCGGCGCGGTCCGTCATCATTCCGCCCGCGCCGCACTATCGTTTCACGAAAATCAAGCCGGTCGCACCACATTCCTGCGCGGCCGTCGGCGCGAGAAAGAAGAAATTGCGCGATCGCCGCGCGGCCTGCTGGCACGACTAAAAGCACAAGCTGAAAGACCGACATGCAGCATCCGTTCACGGTTCTCGCGCCGGAATACACCGCTTTGCTCGCGCAGATGAAGATCACGCGCGGGACCGCGGTCGAGGCGGCTGCGCACAGGCTGATCAGCTTCATCGACGAAGGCCGCTACAAGGCCGGCTGTGATGCGACGCAAGTGCCGGAGATTGACGCTGCGGCTTCATTCGAGCGCGAGGCGGCATCGAATTTCAGATTGAGCCCGGCACAGGGCGATCCGTGGGACCACGTTTCCGTGCATGTGCCGCGCGGCATCGGACCGTTCGCGAGTTTTACTGCGGCACAGATCAAATCCTACCAGATCGATCATCTCGACGCTGTCGGCGCCGCGAATTGGAGCTGGGAGCGATCCTGCTACGAGTGGGAGCTATTCAACGGCTTCGGCTATCGCGCGCGCGGCGTTCACACGCCATACCTGTGGGCGGGAACGAGCATTTATACGCGGAGCAAGTTTACCGGCGACGGCGTGTTCGACGCTAATGCCGTCGACGAGCAGCTCGGCGTCATCCCGATGATGTTTCGTATCGTCGAGCTGCGCCCCGACCTGGCGCTGCCGGTCGCCTTCCCCGCCGCACCGATGCAGATCGCCGCGGCCGTCGTGCCGCCGCCGATGGCGACACCAGTCGGCTTGCGCGACGCCGGCGACGTGCAGCGCGCATTGAATTCGCTCGGCTGCGATCCGCCGCTGACGGTCGATGACAGCTACGGCCGCGAGACACGGCGCGCTGTTGCCGCGTTCCAAGAGGCGGTCGGGCTTGAAGCCGACGGCATCGCCGGGCCGGAGACCTGGCTGGCGATCAATGCACAGCTCAGGCAGGCGTCGAATTGATGCGCGTCATCGGTCCGCTCATTCTCGCATTCTGCCTTTGCGCTTCGCAAGCTGACGCCGCGACGATGTCGCGCGAACGCATCGCCTGCGAAGCCGATGCCCGGCGGCTGTGCTCGATCGGGGATTTGTTGGCGGCGTATTTCGGCGATCCGCGGCCGGTCGCACACTGTCTGATCATCAACAAGGCGCAGATTTCGCCAGCCTGCCGCGCCGTGCTGCGCGGCCATCGCCTGATTGATTGAGGAAAGCCATGCAAGAGATCGAATCCGCATTGCGCAAGCTCGCCGTATTCGTTCCCGAGCTGAAGCCGCTCGTCCCGGAGATCGTCGTGGCGCTGCAAACGGTCGAGAAAGCGCAGACGATCCTGGCGCCGGCGCTGAAGCGCGTCGAGGCGCAACAGCCAGCGTTCCTGGAATTCGGCGAAGCCATGCCGGAGCTCGAACCGCTGATGCCGGAAGTGGCAAGCGCCATCGCGCTGATCGGCAAGCTGCGGGCGCTCCTCGTCGACTATCAGGCGCGGATCGCCAAAGTCTGACCAAACAAATCCCGTTTTCATTTTCTCAAGGAGACAAAGGCCATGAAAGGCATCGATCCGAAGTGGGTAGTTTTCCTCGGTATCGCGTTGATGATCGAGCAGGGCATCGGTCAGGGTTCGGTCTCGCTGACCAACGTCGTACCGCTGGACTGGATTCCCTACGTCAAGGGCTGGAGCGCATTGCTGGCGTTCATCGGTACCACTGTCATGACGGGAATGTCGGCGTATTCGTCGAAAGACGCTGGGATGATGATCCCGACGCCTTCGGTCCCGCCGGCGGTCAAGGCGCTGATCGGCTTTCTAATCATTGGCGTTGCGCTTTCCTTCGCCATGCCGGCGCAGGCAGCGAATGGCGTCAGTTTCCCGAAGTTGAAACCGTTGTCGTTGCCGCTGCAAAAGACTGTGCCCGCGGCTCCGGCAGCCAATCCGCCAACGAGCAACGATCCGATCGCCGACTTGATGGACAAATTGGAAAAAATCAAAGCGGAGGATGTTGCCGCCATCGTCGTCGACATCAACGCGGCGGATGTCGACGCCGGCACCGTCGTGACTCCGGCGATCCCGGCGACGCCGGCGGTTCCGGCTGTTATCGCGCCTGACGGGGTGACGGTCGTGACGCCGGCGGTTCCGGCAAATCCTGGCGCTGCCGCGGTCGTCAAAGACCCGATCTCGCATGCCTGCTATCCGGCTGCCGTGAAGTTCCTGCAATCATTGCCGGTCGCCGCCAAGCTGACCGGCAAGTTCGTCGGCGTGCAGCTCTTCCAGGAAAAGCGTGACTTCATTGCGCAGTTGCAGGCCGGGTTGCCCACCTATCTCAAGCTCGGCTGCGCGCCGCTGCTCGGCGACGAGATCAACACATTCATTCAAATCATGGCGATGGTGGGCATCAAGATCCTGCCGGCGGCGGCAACGGCTCTGATGCCGGCCTTGGCGCCGATCACCTTGCCGGCGATGACGCTGACGCCATGACGCCCGGCGAGCGCGTGCTCGCCGCGATCGACGAGACGCTCGCCGAGCAGATACGCGGCGCTGCCGACCAGGCATGGCTCCGCGTGTCGGCCGGCGAGGCGATCGAAGTCTCCTTCGACAAGTTCATGAAGGTTTTCGGCGAGCTGATCGCGCTGCACGAAAAGATACGCGCGGCGGCAGAGAAGAAATTCGGAATGCCCGCATGATCTCCGACGCCGATCTGGCGCAGCTCTGCGCTGCGACCTACGCCGATCCGCCGACGCTGCCGGTGCCGATGGCCGGCACCGATGCGCGGATCACGGTTATGGGCGACGTGCAAGTCGTCGCCTTCCGCGGCTCGGTCACGGCGGGAGATTGGGCGCGGGACTTCATCTGCCTGCCGGTCCTGGAAAAGGATCATCCGCAGCTCGGCCTTTGCCACGTCGGCTTCCTCGACGGCGCCAATGGCATCATGCCGGCGCTGCAATCCGCGCTCGCCGATAAGCCGGTGATCATCACCGGGCATTCACTCGGTGGTGCGCTTGCGCTCGGCGTCGGCGCATTGTTGGCCTGCATGGGGAAGCCGCCGCTGGCGATCGTCACGTTCGGCTCGCCACGCTTTGGTGGCGGCAAGTTTGTCGATGCGCTGGCGTCGATCGACGTGCGGCAATATCGCCGCGGCAACGATCCGGTGCCGATGCTGCCGTTCGACGTGCCGCCGCTGTTTACGTTCCTCGACGTGCACTTCTTGATCGCAGTCGGCCAGGCGCAGCGTGACCCGTTCGCCTGTCACAGCATCCTCGGCTATTGCGCCGATGTGGCGGCATATCTGAAACTGAAAGCCACACTGACGGCCGCATGAAGCGTTCCATGACATGAACCAGGAAACGAGGGGCGCGGAGAGAAATGCCATGGAATCCGGAGGACGACCTACCAAAAGGTCCGCTGGCCGCGCACGAAAGACAAAAAGCGCGGCGGGTAATCCATTGGTACGAGCGCCGGGCAATCTGGCGTGGTATCGCCGCCACTTCATTGCGCTGGCTGCTCGCCTTGCCGGCCGCCATGTTGGCGGTTTGGGGTATTATTCAACTGGTCCTGCATGGCAGGCAGTGAGCCTGTGGCGGCGTCTGGCCTATCACGCCCCGCCGATCATTCTGGCGGCAATCGTGGGAATGCTGGCGATCGAGTTGCTGGCGGAAAGATTATCGCCGCGCGAATACGCCGACGTTCGAATCGAGCCGAATGTCGTCAAGCCGGGGCAGACCGCCAATTTCAAGTTCAAAGCCAACGCCGCGATCGGTCGGTTCGATGCCGATTGCCACGGCCTCGTGCATCGCTGGATCGTCGATGCGCAAGGCGTCGTTCTGAGCCTCAACAACATCGATGCGTCCGAGGTTGTGCCGATCGACCACGGCAGCTTTCAATTCGTGCGGGAATTTCCCGTCCCTGGGGCAATCGCCTGCGGTCCCGCAAACTATCATTCGCAAGTGACGCGCTGGTGCAATCCGCTGCAGGGGCTCTTTTGGCCGATTGTTGATAGCCACGTCGCGTCATTCGTCGTGGCCTGCCAGTAGGCCAGTAGGCCGGAGATGCTTCGCGCGGCGCCCGCTAACGAAAGGAAACTCCAATGGGTCTGATCCTTCTCATCATCGTTCTGGTGCTCTTGTTTGGTGGCGGCGGCTTCTATATCGGAGGCCCCGTACATGGGGGCATCGGGATTGTCGGCATCTTGCTCATCGTTCTGGTCGTGCTGCTGTTGATGGGCCGGATATGAGCGTCATCGCGTTCGCCATCGAGGTGTCCAAGCTCGCCATCATGGCGATCATCCTTTGGTTCGTTTGCGAGGTCTTGGGGATGCCGGCGATCCCGAAGCGGGTCTGCCAGATGCTCATCGTCCTGATCGCCATCCTGGCGACGCTGCAGATGGTGCTCGCCGACGCGCCGCCGGGGCTGGCGCGGCGGTCGTGGGATCCTCTGCTCGGATCAACGCCGAGCATCATGGGTCCGGAAAGGAAGTGATCCAATGCCTGCAACCGTCACGCTGTATTCGATCGGCGTCTGGTTTTGCGTTGGCTTCTTCACCGGGGCTGGATGGGCACTGGCGTCGCTGCTCGTCGCGCGCCTGGGCGCTCGCTTCGCGACTTGACGAATTCGGCGGCTCTGCCGCCAACGAGAAGCCGTCCGAACCGAATGCCGGACGGTGACTGCCCTCCTTGGGCGTTTCCTCCCTATGACTTTAGAGCCCGGCTTGGCAGCGATGCCAGGTCGGGCCTGTTTTGCGTTTTAGGGGAGGGGAATCTAGGGGTAGTGTGTCGAGGGGATCTGAATACTACAGTTATGCGGCTATTCTGCTTTGAAACTCCTGAGTGAAAGCGCTACCGCTTATCGACATCGCCAAGGGATCGGCAGCTGTCATGCCGAACGCGTATTGAATGGCGAGCGAAGCCAAATCGTAATCTGGAATTGTGCCGATGATCTCCGCGGCGGCGGCGGCACCGAAAACGTCGGTCACCCGCATGGCGGCGCCCTGTTGGATCGCGGTCTGAAAGGTTTGCTCCCTAAACCAGCGCCAATAAGAAAGGCCGTCATAACCCTCGCTGATTTCGTGGCATATGCGGCAAAGCAGGTGAAGATTAGCTGCGCGGTCACTGCCGCCGTCCCAGCGAGGCACGATGTGAGCCCGCGCCATCATGGAGTTAGCACCGCAGGCGAAGCATCGATCGAAGCTGAATTGACCATGATGGGGAGACCGAAACTTGTTCCATGGCGGTCTGGCTAATATCGGCGCCCAGAATTCTCTGATCGTTTGGGCATCGGGAAGGCCACGCCGGGAAGGCGCTCGCCGGCGCACCCGGCGCCATCCATGTTCGCCGCGCACGACGGGCCTCAGAAAACCGTGGCGCCATTTGCAAGCTTGGAATTTAGACATCGGATGTTCGCCCCTCGTTCCGCGTTGGATTGGCGGAAGGATTGGCAATGAGGATTGCGATTTGAGCTAAGGTCTGGTCGGAGTGGCAGGATTTGAACCTGCGACCCCCACGTCCCGAACGTGGTGCGCTACCAGACTGCGCTACACTCCGACATTGGCGGCGCTTATACAGTCCGCGTTCCGGCCCTGCAAGCGCCGGCCGGTTCCGCTATCTAGTGCCCCGTCCGGCAAACAAGGAATCC